GGGGCTGATGTGTGATGCGGTTTTAAAGGGCCACTTTGAAGCAACTTCCCTTTGGGAGATGAACGGCGGGGGTGAGACAAGGCGATCCTATCATGCGACCTATCAGGACCCCAGCGCAGCCCTGAGGTATGATGCCAAGTGGCTGCAGGATCTGCCGCTCTATCACGAGAACGAAACGGAGTTCTTCTCTCACGCGCCCCTGCCACCGCTGTTAGAAAAATCTTCTCAATTCCCAGATTGGCGCTTGGCGCTCCTGAATGAGCAGATTATGACCTGGAGCTACTTCCAGCCAGAGAATGCCGCCTTCAAGGTGCCGGGCAAGGATGCCTATTGCGGCCACGTCCACGCCCTCCGGGCCAATATCTGGTTACCTCGCTTTTATGAACGCTATGCCTACCTGGATGCCGGGTGCGGTTGCCTCCCTGATGCTAAACTGGTGGCTTTCGATACTGAAGAAAAGAGACTTTATGTTGATGACCTGGAGAAACAATATGGAACCTTTGAGTAAAGACAAAGAACTAGCGGAAGACTGGCGGGAGCTGGCGGAGGCTTTTCTAAAATTGCAGGATGTGGCCCAGAGGATGGTACCATTAGTGGTCGATCATGCTGAGGACCTGAAAAAGCGCCTTGCCCACAAGAGCGCCTCTTGGTCTGCCCTGAAGCACAAGGGCAAGAATCAGCGGCACGAGCTGGATCGTCAGCAAAGGAGGCTCCAGAAGCAAAAGCGAAAAATCGAGGAATTGACCCTTGAGAACCAAGGATTGAAACAGCTCATCACCATTAGGGCGATGGACAGTATGGGCTATAAAGTTGCCGAGGCTTTTTCACCGGACTCTGGCAGGTCCCCTGAAGGCATTGACGATTGAAAGACGACATTGCAGCCGCCATGGAGATTGTCCTGAAGGGGGGCGGAAGTATCCCGACATTGCTCTTTATCCCCGGGCACGGATTCTTGGACGCTCAGGGGATCCGGGATCTCCTGATGGGGCTCAATGATTCTTCTTTAGATTTTCTCAAAAAACTCCAAACCTGTCACCCAGTAAGGGTTTTCAAAGGCAAGTCTCAGCCGATCCCCGGCGGCGGCTTCGGGGGAAGGTTAAAGCTCAACCGCCTCAGCGACAAAAAGGATCCCTGACGTCAAGGCCCCAGAGGACTGGATGACCAACGCAGCAGCGGATTCGGTGGCGAGGATGAAGCTATCGACGTCCCCACAGGGGACCGAAACCTGTAGGCCATCATTGGCGGCCAGCTCAGGGATGCAGAGCGTGGTGGAGCCGCTTTTGAACGTAATGTTCATCGCGGTGCCATCGCTGATCCAGGCTCCGACGAGAAAGATTTTAGCAACCCCGGTGGGGGTTCGGATGGTCAGATCTGCCCCGGTGGTGTCGATAACGACTTTATACCCGTAGACGGTGGCCTTGCCCCGGCGGGTAATGGTGCTGACGAGTGTTGCTGAATTGGCCATAAGGATCTCCCTGTCTGTTTATTTGATCATAAGCCATGGATCTGCTATGATGACTCCACCATAGCTAAACCTTTATCCTTATCTGGCCGCAAGAAATTGTGGCTTTTCTTTGTGAATCCTCATTTGACTGTCATTTGATTCTGGTATTATAATTGTATACCAGAAAGGGAAAGAGGAACGACAGATGAACAGCCCGAAAACGAAACCAGAACGCCTTCAAGAAGAACTTGAACTTTCCCTGGATGTCCTTGACTCACTCCAGGAGAAAATTGCCGCAATGCGGATCCTCTTGGAAACCGGCAAGGCTGATCAGTATGCTGGCCGAGAGCTTCGATTCGCTGAAGCGTCCCTGCCGGGGGCTGAGTATGATATCCGGCGGTTTCAAGAAGCGATTGCCCTTTCAGCTTAGGCTGAAGGGCTCGCCGTTGCGGGTGATCGGGAGGGTGGGGTAAACTCTTCTAACTTTATAGAGCATCTCATCACACGCCTGCGGGCTGCCAGAACCAACAATGAGCTGGTGTGTGCCTATGTCAAAAATATCACCCGGTTGACAAAATCCAGTTTCAGGCGCCTGTGGGGGCGGGGCCATTGGAGCTTCCAACTCCTCAACGGATTCCCCCAAGTCCAGATCGGGGAAATTGATCTCATCCAGCAATTCTGAAAGATCTATATCCTCCACGAAGGCGTCAAAGCTCTCCTGGGTGATGGTGCCGTGCTCGCTTGATGCCTGGAGGACCAGGGCCTTCGCGCCTTCGATGGACTCGGCCCATATCTCGACAACCGGGAGGTCTGGCACGGTATAACCTTCGGCCTCTAGTTCCGCCAAGGCCTTGCAGCGCCCAGCGCCGTCGATGATGAGGCGGTGATCGGCCCAGACGTAGAAAGGAAAGCAGAATCCACGGTTGACTATTGCGTTTTTGAGTTTTGAGATATCTCGGTCCTCAACGGCCTTGAGGGTATTGGCCTCGAAGGTCTTCAGCTCCCCCCAGGAGAGGGTTGGAACGTTTTGGACCTGAATGGGGAAGGTCTTTTGTTTCTTGGCCATGTGTGTCTCCAATTAGGAAGTTCCTAATTGGATTTTACTTGCCAGATGGGCGAAGTTATGTAACAATTGGAATATGAAACAATTCCTTTCCAACCGGCAAAAATCCCGCACCCCGAGAGGTGGCGGCTTTTGGTGCGTGAATTGTGATCGATGTATCGTTTCAGCGGGGCAGAGATGTCCTGTCTGTAGAGTCAGAAACGGAAAAAAGAGAGATAAGCCTTGAAGATAATCGTTTGTGGCGGCAGAAATTACACCGATAAGTCTTTTGTCTTTGAGTGCCTGGATGAGCTGAACGCGACAGGATTTATTGATCAGATCATTAATGGCGGAGCCAATGGCGCTGACGCCTGGGCCGAACTATGGGCAAAAGAACGGGGCAAGGATTGTGTCACTATCCCGGCCAATTGGCTAAAATTTGGCAACCAAGCCGGGCCAATCAGAAACGCGCAAATGATCCAAATGAAGCCGGATCTCGTGGTGGCGTTCCCAGGGGGTAAGGGCACGGCCAACATGGCCCGGCAGGCAGTCTCGGCAGGTATAGAAGTCTGGAAAATGGAAAGGGATAAAAGTGACTGAACCTTACAATTCCCATAAAGCTGGTAAAGATTTGGCCGCCAAGGTTAGGCCCTTATTCCGGGCGGGCCTTCTTGGCAGCCATGGAATCTTTCCCGGCTACAAGAATTATCTTTTGGTTCGATAACTGATAATCCTCATACAATTCCATAAATCGTTTTAGTATAATAACCATATACCAGACAACAGAGGAACGCTCAATGATTCTTTACGCCGGAACCCTGCACCAAACCCCCGCCATCAGCTCTACTGATGCCCAACCGTGCCCGCACTGCGAAGGTTCCGGGGTCATCTGGGGCGGGGAAGATGACCTGACCTGCCTGGACTGTGATGGCTTGGGCCATCGGGTGGTGGAGCTGTGAAGGTCGTAATTTCTGAATGTCATGGGGGCTTTGGGTTGTCTGAGGCCGCCCAGATGTGGATCGCGGAAAAGGGATTGAACCCTGATGCCCTCTTGGCCCAGTGGACCGCTGGGGAGCTGCGGGGGCTCCAGGTCCTAGTTGATTGCGTGGAAGCCCTTGGGGAGCGGGTCAACACCTCTTTCTCAAAGCTCTCCGTGATAGAGATCCCCGAGGGGGTGGATTTTGAGATACTGGATTACGACGGCTGGGAGTGGGTGGCGGAACGCCATCGGCGGTGGCCTGGATGACTTGGTTTGAGGCTTTTCTCTGGACCCTTGCTGGGATCTGGATTGCAGAAAATTTAACAAAAAGAAAGGAAACAAAATGCAAACAATGAGTTTTGAAATTCCCCTCGGGAGTGACGTTCAGGATGTCGTGACCGGCTTTAAGGGGCGGATTGATTCGGTTTGCCTGTGTCTAAATGGCTGCATCCGCTACAGTGTGACGCCGATGGTCAAAGATGGCGGCATCGGGGAGGGCTATTGGTTTGACTCCCAGAGGATCGAACTCCTCGGACCAGGCATTAACGCCACCAAGCCCCAAGAGCAAACGGGGACCGGTGGGCCGATGACACGGAGCCTAATGGAAAAATCAGCCCGGGGGTGAGAATATGATAATACTCATAGAACTCCCTTATGGATTCTGGTATTATAATTGTATACCAGAAAGGGAAAGAGGAACGCCCAGTGAACGCCATCGAAACTGCCCAAGCCATCATCGCCAAAGCCCAAGCCACCCTGGCAGATCCCAGTGCTGAACGCGCCAAAGGCGAGGCTTATGTGGACGCCTTGGCGGCTTCGGGAAATCAAGTCAACCAAGCCCTGGCGGCTGGGCTTGACCGGCACCACAGCGCCAATATCATCGCCCAAACGGATTTTGAATTTGATCGCCGGGACGCCTTCGGGCCTAAAGGAACCGTTCAAGATAGCCGAGAAAACCGCATTGAAGCGGCTGACCTCTTGGACGCCTTCGAAGAGGAAATGGGCTGGTAAAAAAATAAATATACCGATCGGTAGATTAATTTCTACCATAATAGAAGTATAAACTATGCCATAAGTATATACTATTGAGTTAATATGTAAAGGGGAAGTCATGCCAAAAAACAACCCAGAGCCCAGGACGGCGCACATCTTCTCAATTCCGGATCGTGAATTTCAAGCCCTCAAGAGCTTGGCCGCCCAGGCGGGGGTTTCGATTGCTCAATACTGTGAGGACCTAATCATGCTCAATCCCGATATTGAGATTGAGAGAAAAGAAAAGTGCAAAAACAGAAATATCAACATGTCGGCCACCACCTGGGCGCGGCTCAAAGAGCGGGGAGACCAACTTGGAGTTTCGGCTTGCTCGGTCCTGAGGGGGTTAATCGGCCCAGCGGCCTTGGTGGATGTCAGATTCATGCAGAATGGTATTCATGTTGTGGCCTCCCCGATGGTCAAGAAGGTGGTCTATAACGCCCCAGGGGGGTAGATAAAGTCACCTGGAAGGCGAACCTAGACCCCTTAACTGGACCTCAGAAACCATTGCGCGGGCTCCCGCTCCCCCAAATGACACCAGGATACAAGCCAGACATTTGGATGATGGGGGAAGCTTATCCTTCTTTGGAATAATTTTATTTACACAATACCCCTTAGCGAGCGCCAATAGGCGCTCTTTCCTTTTGTGATAATCCTCATAGAAATATTGATCAAAACTATGGTATAATATCCTCATACCAGAAAGAAAAGTTTATCAGTGCCCCTGAAAGGAGCCTACCGATGCCTACCCCAACTCAACTCTGCCGCCTTAAAGGTCACTTAAAGGAACAATTCCTTCAGGCTCCAATCACGGTCATCACCGGAGAGGCAAGCGAGGCTTTCCCTCACCGGTGGGTGGCGGAACGTTATCCTGCTTCAATTTGCTTAACCTGGCAGGCCAAAGTAGATTATTGCCAAGAATGCTTTATTGAGCTTCCCGCCTAAAGCGGCTCAGCCGCACCCCTGCGTGCCTCGCAACAAGCGGGGCACTTTAGGTTTTCACCCTTTCGGGCTGGCCACTCCTTGGCGGCTGAGTTGTAGTGTTCGTCCCAGTGGGTCGGGATCACACCTGAGGGGTTGGCTCTGGTCTTTTGACGATTGCCGCCCTGACCGTCCAGTTGGTCCTCGGCTGATGCCTCCATCTTGCGGGTCTGTTGGGTCTTGATGTGTCGAGTATTCCAGTGGTGACAAACCCGAGGGTTGCGACGGGTACGGCTCATCAATCCCACCAGTGGTTGCCGAGTCGGGCCACCATTTGCCAGATCCGATCCCAGTGGTATTTTTCCAGTTTTTCAGAATTTTCATACTGGGCACGCGCCAGTAACGCTTCACCGAAGCGCTTTTCAATCTTCCAGCCGTCAGGATCTTTAATACAATCCAGCTCCACCACTCCTGTACACAGCCACGGTGAATTCTGGTATCGATCAATATGGGTCCTCATTATGGCGATCTGTTCCGCCCTTTTGGCCCCATCGAGCCTGTAGCCGTCCTGGACCGAGGCCTCTAGACGTTTCAGCTTAAAAGACATTATAGGCAAAATTGCCAAAAAGTCAAAGTCATTATCTCACCAGATAATCGGTAGCCAATCCCAGGTTCGGCTTCTCTAATTCTCTTCATCTCCTGACCCACCCACGCGGTACAGGGCGGCCCTCTGATCTAAAGTAATAGGGTTGGACCCCCAATATTGAAATCATGTGCCTTAATGCCTCGCTGGGGGTATGGAAAAATCTCTTTACGTTCTGGAAGACCAGAATATTCCGATCCCGATAGTGTTTTCTTGCTTTTGGATCCCGATAGCCTCTTTTGACCTGGAGGCGTTTTGTGCGGATCTGATCGACGTCGAGGTATTCGATTTTGAAATCAAAGCCACTCCCGTCCTCAATAGAACCCATACGGGACCGCCGATAACGGATCAGATAGTCCCGATCCTGAGCCCGTCCCAGGAGGGCCTCCACGAAGTGCTCAGCCGCCAGGCCGAGCTGGCTAATGGGATCGTCGTAATTATGTTTAGTTTTGGTTTTCTTCAATGACCCATAACCTCGGGAAGCCGTCTATGAGGAGTTTCTGACCTTCAGAATCCCACCAGAGGGAGAAGGTAAAGAACTCTATTACTTCTGTAACTGTTTTTTGCATCATGTGGATATTTTATTATTTTTCTGAAATTTACGCAAGATGACCCAGCTACTGCCGGGCCATCTGCTCAATTTTTTCCTTATTGGCTTTGATCCATGCGTGTGCCTCGCGGGACATCCGGTGGCCGTAGATGACCTTCACCTCCTCTGGTGGCTTGGGTGGGCGGCCACGAGGGCGCTTGGGGGTTGAGTCAGGCATCGCGCTCAACCTCTATGCTAAGGCTCTCGCATAGGGCTAGTAGCTTTCTGGGCGGGGTATCCCCCTTCTTATTCCGCTCTGCTAGCGTGGCCAGTACCAGTTTTTTAAAAGCCTCTTTGCAGAGCACAGTTGATCTCCTGTATGTCAGTATGCCTGTGGACGGGCAATAGTCAATGTCTCTGACTAGAGGATCAGCTTCTAGATGAGAGGTCTGTGGGGGCTGGTATCCGAAGCCAACCAACCATTCAGCGTGGGTTATTTTGACAGAATCAAAATGGTATGACTCTCCGACACGCACAGCTTCATATATACAGCCAGCTCTGTGTTGGCCCCTCTTGATGGCCTTTTTGCTCATTGGGTTACGTCCTTTCTGGCGGGATTGCCCGCAGCTCTTGGGTATGTAAGTATTATCGTCGAGACGGGAAAGAAATGCAATAGTTTTTTGTCGTTACGTTTAATATTTCTTAAATTTTTGTTCTGTAAGATCTATTTAGACAGGGGGAAGAAATAGGAAGCACGTGCTCTTGTCTGGACTTGTATTTTTTGCTCATCGATTAATTGATTAATCAAGCTATTTCGTTGGCTCTTATTTAGCCATTGAGTCTTTCTAGTTAGATCCATTTTGTAAATTCCACAATTATCTGAAATTATTTTATAAATTTTATCTTTCTCACTGTGCCGAGTTGGCTTAAACTCCCCCCTGGTGGTTATTATTTCAATTATTTTATCCAGCTTCTCCTCCAGGGTGGTTATTTTGCTTAAAATGAAGTCAACAGTATCCATATATGGCAATCTCCTTTGATAATTCAAGTATTATAATTGATTTTTTTGATTTTGTAATTCATGAAGTGTATTATTAAGAAAAATATACAACTACAATTGTAGCAATATACATGTGTAATAATATATATATAATATTAATATATATATTATTAATATTATATATAGTATAGATCATCTAGTACACTTCATCAACTTCACGCTTCAACCCCGGTACTGTCTCAGATACCGGGGTATGGATTTTTGGCTTGAAGCGTGAAGTGTGGGGTTGAAAACTTGTGGGTGATTGACTTTCAGCGATATTGAAATCTGACTGAAACGGGCTGAAGCGTGAAGCCTAAACTGGCTGGAAGATCCGCCAAATAGACGTCTTGCCATCATTATCGCATTGGATCTGGTGAGATTCAACCAGGTCATTCAGAATTTCGGTCCGGCGTCTTTTATTCAAATTTTGGGTTTTTCTCGTCAGGGCGGCCTGGGTGATTCCCTGATGGGCCTCGATGATCCGCAATACTTTTTTCAGCTCGCCCTCGGTTTCGTTGTCGCTGACGTGTTGGCTCACCATGGCCGCCATCCGGTCCGCTGACATCAGGGCGACGTCATTTGCCCAGCTGATTAGGTCTTTTGTGATTACGCCATCCCAGGAGGCCGTGAGGGCGATTTTAGCCGAATGCTCAAAGGATCTCGACCAACACCCCTCCAGACCTGACTTGAGACGGATTTCTTCCGCCTGTCTGGCCCGGCAGGCGATCATGAAGTCATCCCAAGCCTTCTGGGCCTCTGGGGTCATGAGGATCACTTGAGGCCGGATGGCTGGTTTGCCCAGACTACTGAGGTCTATCGCGACATGACCGCCCCTCGGGTGGGCATTGGTCGGCATCGCAGCCAGCTCCTTGATGGCGGATACGATCCCCTCTGGGGGTTCCCCGATCCCCTGGCGGCAATGGGGGACGAGTTCAAAGCCTTTTTCTTCAAAATAGAGCCACCGGGCCATAAAGCCATCGCTGGACTCTGAACTCGACAGGGCCTCATGGATGTGTTGCGGCACAGAAGTTGCATGAACGTTGAGGCACGGCTGGTCGATATCGGTTCTTCCACGCTTGCCGTCGGCGTTCCCGTACTCGGTTCCGGCGTAAATCTCGTTTGCCTCGCTGAAGAGCTTCAGCATGAGGGTAGTGATCCCCGCCTGGGGACCGGCGTTTTTTCCCGACATGTGCTTCAGGGTCCGGCCAAACTCGTCCAATTGCAAAAACGCCCGCCCGTTCCGTTCCGCCAAGGTCTTGAGCAATCCGGCCCCCGAGGCGGGGTCTCCCCCGATCAGGCCCGTCAGACCGGCCTCAATCAGAAGAATATTGGCGCATTTTCGATTGTGGTCCTTTCCGGCCCCCGAGGCCGCCATCCCGAGAGTATAAAGGTTGGTCCTGAGGTCTGATTCGGTCGCGACCCGATGAGCCCGAACGGCTCCCAGCATCGGTAGAGCTGCCGCCATGGCGAGTTCGGCCGACGGCCATGGGGCTCGGTCCATCATCCACCGCACGATATCGCCCAACAACCCCGGTGCCCGCAGGAGGAGGTCATTTTGGACAATAGGGACTTCTACCCTTGGGAGTATATTCCCCCCTGGGATGATACAGCCCCGATCTACCGGTGGGGGGGCGGGCTTGACCCAGCCATTTTCATAAGCCCAATAGAAGATCGATTCAATTTTCTTTTCATTTCTCTTAAAGGATTTCCACTTGCCCGGCTGACGCTTTTCCTGATACTTCAGACTGCTACGGCTCCACTGGTCCCAGAGGGGGAACCCCTGATCGCCCAGGTGGGTCTTGAGCGCCATCCCGACCTCGATCCAAGTATTGTAGTCATCCGCTGGAATACAGGACAGAGCGGACTCGATCTCCTGATCTGAGGTCCAACTGTAGTCTTGCTGGATCGCGTATGCCGCAGCGGGCTTGAAGCGCCGAAAAATATCGTCAACCCTTTCGCAAAAGTCAACCGGCAGTTGGGGAATTTTCTCAAAATCAACAGTCGTGAGGTCTTCCTCGGTGAGCCAGCGGTATTCTGCCCCGCAGGGGTGGACCGTCGGGGGGAGGACGGTCTGACGGCCATCTGAGAGGAGTTCAACCACCATATCGCCATGGAGTTTCCACTGGTGGGTTTCCTCCCCGGAATGGAGGTAAAAGGCCGTGAAGCCCTTTTCGCCCATCTTCTTTACTGGCGAATCCGGCACCATGGCCTGAATCTCTGCGTGGATGCCTTCGGCGTCAAAGTCATAATCCAAGGCCACCAGACACCCCAGCGGCCCGAGGGTCATCCCGATCCCGGCGTCGGGCCATTTCTCCCAGGCTTCGATCTCAGACGGACTAGCGAGCCGGTGGCTGTAGTGCTTGGTCCACTCCCGCATCTTGCCCCAACGGTATTGCTGGATCTCGGGATCAAAGTAGTAGCTCCCTGGAGCTTTCGTCCCTGGACAGATCGGGATAACGGGGAGGTCCTTTTCAACGTACCGGCGGGCGACTTGGGCGAATTTTGACATCAGGCGACCTTTCTCTATATGGGTTTTTGATCGTACTCTATTGAGTCAAAAAGGTCAAAAAACAATCATTAAAAAATTCACTTGACCGATCGGATATTCTTTCGTAAGATTTTGGAATCGGAAAGCATCGCTTTTTGATACTTTATGAAAATGAAAAGGAACGCCCATGCTCGATCTTAAACAGCTCAAGCCAAAAGTAACGCACGATCCCCCCCGGTTGGTCTTCTATGGTCCCCCCGGCAAGGGAAAGACCTACACAGCCGCCCAGGCGGGCGAGCATATCTTTCTGAATATCAATGATGGCCTCGGGGGCATCCCCCATACGGCTTTCCCGATCCGGGGCGCCGACAAGGGCGATGATATCTTCAAGACCTACGATGAGATCATCTGGGCCCTGGACGCCATCCTGAATCAGGATCATGACTTTCGGGTCCTGATCATTGATGGTCTCTCTGACCTGGAGGAGCTCATCCACCGCCAGATCTGCGCCGCCTCGGGGGTGAGTACGATCGCCAAGGCCTGCGGGGGATACGGGAAGGGCTACGTTGAGGCCATGAACTCCTGGAATGAGGTCTTGTCCCTCTTGAGCCAGATTCGGCAAAAGCGGAACATGGTCATTGTCCTGTTGGCCCACTCGAATATCAAGTCCTACGCTGACCCGATGGCGGACTCCTATGACCGCCATGTCCTAAAGCTCCATGACGCTGCAGCTTTTCGGATCCGAGAATGGGCGGATGCGGTTTTGTTTCTTGATCAGAAGGTCTATATTGACAAATCCCAAGAGGGCATGAAGAAAATCGCCAAGGCGAATTCCTTGGGGCTAACGTTTTTCACCTCTGAGAATCCCCGCCATCAGGCTAAAAACCGATACGGGCTGCCCTCGGAGATCCCTATGTCGTGGCAGGGGCTCATGGCCGCCATGAGCGAAGCCGCGACAAAAGCGAACACCGTAACAGCAAGCGAGAGAGAGAACACACACAATGGCACGATTTGAATTTGACGCCACCGGGCAGCCTCAGCGGGAGGAATTCACCATTCTGCCCGACGGGAGCTATTCGGCGGTCTGCACGGCCTCCGAGATGGTGGCGAATAAATCCGGTGAAGGTCAACACCTTCTTTTGAAATTCAGCGTCTTTGAAGGCCCCCGAGAGGGCGCTTTCGTTTCGGACCGGCTGAATCTCGTCAACCCCAACCCCCAGACGGTCGAGATTGCCTATAAGGTTCTGACTGACCTCCTGCTGGCCATGGAGGGCGTTCGGGGGACCGCCAAAGTTGAAAATACGGATGACCTAATCGGGCACCCGGTGGTGATCAAAGTCGGGACCAACAAGGCGACTGAGCAGTATGGCCCCTCTAACAAGATCACCAAGTATTCCCCCTGGGTGGCTGGGTCTGCCCCGCAGCCCGTGGCCGTTGCGGTCGCGGCAGGACCGCCCGCGAAGGCGCCTTGGGAAAAATAGCGCAACAGCGCACAAGAAGCCGGGAGCGAAAAGCCAGGCCCCCAGTAAGCATAGCCTTCGGGCCGCTCCTGATCTGGGGAGGTTACTCCACCGTCATGGGCCTCTAGGGTTGATTCGCCCGAATGAGGATCTAGACCCAGCGAGGAGTGGATCAAAAGGCTCGGGAAAGCCTTAAGGGGATGCCGTTGGGCAAAATGGCACAGCGGCATTCTCTCCCACCCCTCACTGGAGCGCTTTGATAAAGCGTGGTCCAGGACAGCCGGAGGCCTGTCGTCTCCCCTGACCCCGGCAGGGTGCGTAAGCGCCGGGACATGGGGCTGATTGGATTTGAATGGGTCTAAAGCCGCTTGTCGGAGGGCTCATCACGGCGGTTCGACTCCGCCCAGCTCCAATATTTTGCAAAAAAGGAGACACAATGTGATCAACCCCGCACCCAATCTTGTCGTGATTGAGCTTGACTATCGCCTCATGACCCACAAGGGCCAGGATGTTGACGTCACGGGCCAGATCTGGATCGACCTCAACGACGTTGGGATCATCAGGACTGAAGTCCACAACGGCGAGACCTTCACTACCACTTTTCAGGACAAGCGGAATGGCTCAATCGTTGAACTCGGACCGGCTGGATCGAAATCATTTTTTGAAAAGTGGGAACGATACTGCGCCGAGAAGGATCTGATCCGCGAGCGGGATCTTCCGGCTCAGAAGACCGGAAGCTTGATCGCAACCCCCTTGGGGGAATTCAACCCCAACGGGGGACGGATTGTTAAAATATAGTTGACACACTTTAAAAAATTTCATAACATGATAGCACAGCAAGCGACCGGACATCTACGAACACGCAAGGGATACGAGAGAGCTCCCCGGTCGAGAGATCGGGGATTTTTTTATGGATAGACAGGACTTCAATGCCCTCTTGGCTGAGATCCTTCATGAAAGTAAGCGTTACGTCGATTGCCGCTCTCGTGGGCTCCTGAACCTCCGGCAAATCGGTCAAGGTGGCGATATTACTCTAGAGGATGGGATCCTAACCCTTGTGATTTGTGTTCTTGAGCTCCAGGTTGGCCACGGCGGGACGGCTGAAGCCATCCAGGTCCTGGAGGAGTTGACCTCAGAGGGCCGCACCCTGATGGATGCCCTCAATAGGGCGCTCCACAGTCCTGACCCACAGGATTGGGAACAGACCAAGCTGATCCTGGACCTCAATTTGCGCTTTGCGGATCTGTTCCTCTGTGAGGAGGGCTGTCCCCCGAGGCGGTATCACTTCGGCGAGGGTGTCCCGGAAAAGTCCAGACGAGCCCATTTGGCGGGATCGATCTTCCGCAAGCTCAGAAGGGCTTTCTCATGACCGCCATTCCGTTGCCGCCGCATGACATTCGGGAAAAGATCTTTGATGCCTGGAAGGCCCGTGAGGCCTCGGCCCGATCAGATCCTCGGGTCCACCTGGGGGCAAGTGAGATCGGAAAGCCCTGCCTGAGGGCGGCCTGGTACACTTTCCGATGGGCTGATGCGGAAGAGTTTGACGGGCGGCTATTGAGGCTCTTCCGAACCGGTGAGCTGGAGGAGGACCGCTTGGCTGATGATCTGATGATGATCGGTTGTGAAGTCGTCCAGCTCGATGTCAGAACCGGTAAACAGTTTCGGGTCTGGCACCCCTGGGGGCATTTTGGGGGAAGCTTGGATGCGGCAATCCACCACGTCCCCGATGGCGGGGACAAGTGGCACGTTGGCGAATTCAAGACCCATAATGCAAAATCTTTTGCTAAATTACAGAAGCTTGGCGTGAAGGCCGCCAAGTGGGAGCATTTTTGCCAAATGGTGATCTATATGGGCTTCACTGGGATGGATCGCGCCCTCTATGGAGCAAAGAACAAGGACAACGATGATCTTTATTTTGAGCGCGTCAGATTTGACGAGACGCTTTTTGCGGATCTTTGCCGCAAGGCCATGTCGGTCATCAGATCCCCAGAACCCCTGGGGCGAGTCTCTGAGGATCCAGAATCCGATGAATGCCGTTATTGCCCCTTCCGGGCGGTTTGCCATTTCGGGAAGCCGATCAAGAAGTCATGTCGGACCTGCCGACACGCAACTCCCGAGGAGGGGACGACTTGGAGATGTGGATTTCATCAGCGCGGGATAGCGGTCCCGGAGCAAGCAGTAGGCTGTAGTGAGTGGTGGGAGATCAAATGAGAGAGAAAGTCAACAAAGGCAAATATGTCATTCTGCTAGGTGGGAAAATGTATTCCGGCAAGAGCACCGCTGCGGCGGGGATCGCTCAGGGGAGTGAGTTCCGGTGGGCCATCACACCTTTGGCGGGGTGGATCAAGAAACTCATCAATCTCTATCATGGCGTGACGCCCGAGGAGGCGCTTTTGAGGAAAGAGGAAATCCGTCCCGATTATCAAAAATTTGGAACTGAGGTAGTCCGGGACGGCTTTGCGACTGATTTTTGGGTTCGGACCTGCATGAACCAAAACGGCAAGCTGAAAATCATTGATGATTGCCGATATGGGGACGAGATGGCGACCATTAGGGAAATGTCGGCAAAACTGATCACGATCTGGATTGATGCTGATGATTCAGTCCGACAACGGCGCTGTGAGGCGCAGGGGAGGCAATGGATGCCTGAGAGCTCCAGCCATGCGAGTGAGAAAGGTTTTACCGGGGAAGAGGACTTTTGGGATTATCGGCTTGAAAACAACCTAGATAGCGTCTTTCCCCTCCTTCAGGTCCTTGATCCGATCATTGATCTCATTGATCGGGACGTAGACGATCTGAATATCCGAAAGTCGGCCTTCCGATGAGCTATTGGGAAGACAAGAAGTATCACGTTGAGCTTGAGCTGGCCTGCTTGAACCTGGAGCGGCTAAATGCCGCATATGAGCTTAATCGGCTCACTGGGCTGATGGCATCCCTTCATGCGGAGCTTAACCGCATTAATCTCCGCTTGACACAATCGTCCTGAATCTTGCATAATAATTTTATGCAGTTCAGGAGAACAACCGTGGAAATTGTATTTTTAATGGTGGGATTAGTTATCGGCGCGATGGCGGTCGGCGTCGTGGCTGGATCGATGATCGATGAAGTCAATTCTGATAAAGAATACCTTCTTGATCTCCTCCAGCAGTACAATGGCGGCCAGGAGATCCCCCACCGGGATCAGTGGGCCTGGAAGGCTTTTCGAGAAGCCAGAAAGGAATTTAAGGCATGATGGCGTTCAAGTATGACGAATGGTTGGAGGACGAAAAATCCAACTATACAGAGTTGCCGGATGATTTTGCCATGCCGGATCTAATTACAGATTTCGAGTCCCTTTCTGAATCCCAGCAGGCCGCCATTGAGGCGATTGATCACGGTCACAATATGCTGATCACCGGCCCGGCTGGCTCGGGGAAATCTTATCTAATCGAATATCTGAAAAGGCACCATCGGGCAACCGTGACGGCCTCCACAGGATTGGCGGCCCTCAACGTGGGCGGGACCACGATCCACAAATGGGCCGGAATCGGGATTGCCGAAGGGGATCCTGAAGAGATTGCGGAGAAGATCCAAAACGCCGGTTGGTCAAAAGATATCAAGCGCCGCATTTCGGATGCCAGACTGTTGATCATTGATGAGATCTCAATGATCAGTGATAAAGTTCTGACCTGCCTGGATGTGGTCTTTCGGCGTATCCGGTTTTCTGATGAGCCCTTTGGAGGGATTCAGATGCTTTGCTTTGGGGACTTCTTTCAGCTCCCCCCGGTCAGTCGAGCCGGTGAGACCTTTTGCTTCAAAAGCCCAACCTGGGAAAGGTCTGGTTTTAAATATTGTGAATTGACAAAAGTTTTCCGGCAGGCAGATGGCCCTTTCTCCTCGGCCCTCCAGCGGATCCGGCGGGGAATCTGTAGTCCTGCCGATGCGGCGATTCTGAGATCCCGCGATGGCCTGATACCAGAGGGTCTCAAGCCTGTCTATCTCTTCCCCACCAACGCACAAGTGGACGAGATGAACATGCGGGAAATGCTCAAGATTCCCGGTCCGACGAGGGTTTACCACCCCAGTGATGTCCTGAACGCCAAATCACCCGCCCAGGAGAAATTGTTTCTCGATCAACTCAACCGGGACTGTCTGGCCAGCAATCCACTGATCCTCAAGGAGGGCGCTCAGGTGATGTTGCTGAAAAATCTTACCCCATCATTGGTCAATGGCTCCATGGGGATCGTAATCGAGATGGCCGAAAGCTCTGTCAAGGTTCAATTTACCGATCAGGAGATCTGGATTGAGCCCAAAGAATGGACCCTCCAAGAGGGCAATACCCTTCAGGCCACCCGGAAGCATATCCCCCTGAGACTCGCCTGGGGGTTGAGTATCCATAAATCACAAGGCCAAAGTCTGGATCGGGTTTACTTGGACTTGACGAAGATTTTTGAAAAAGGACAGGCCTATGTGGGGCTTTCGAGATGCAGATCCCTGGAGGGGCTGTTCCTGAATGGCTTTCATGAATCCGCCATCCAGGCCCACCCGGACGCAATAGAGTTTTATCAACAACAGGAGATGCAAAATGAAACACATCATGCTTGATCTCGAAACCCTCAGCGCCCAAACCGATGCCGCGATCGTCTCCATTGGGGCGGTGAAGTTTAGCCCCAATGGAGCAGACGATGAGGCCACCATGCGGGACCAGGATCGGTGTCTGGACATCAGGATCGATCTTGACTCAGCCATGGCGCATGGCCACGTCAGCGGATCCACGCTCCAGTGGTGGTTTAAACAGGACGCCATGGCGATTCACAAAACCTTTTCAGATCCCAATAACAAACCCATGAGTCTTCGAGACGCCATGGATGCCTTCTATGACTTCAGCCAGGGCTGTGTCTACCTGTGGGGCAATGGGGCGAATTTTGACAATCCCATTATCCGCAATGCTTGGAGTAAGGTCTCCCAGGCGGATTTTCCGATTGCGTATAACAAGGATCTGTGTTACCGGACCGTGAAGGAGCTGGTGCCGGTAGGCAAGATGCCGATGATCCCTAAATGTGGCACGGCCCACAATGCACTTGACGATGCCATCTATCAAGCCCGGCACCTTCAGGCCATGTATGGGGTGATGGAGTGGTGATCCTCCGCCCCTACCAACAGGCTGCCATCTCGGCCCTTTATAGCTATTTTGCCGCCCATGACGGCAATCCCTTGATCGTTATGCCGACAGCTTCCGGGAAGTCCCCCACGATGGGGATGTTCATCAAGGAGGTCATTCAGTCTTACGATAATCAAAAGATCCTCATGGTCACACATGTTCAAGAACTCATTGAGCAGAATGCGGCGGAGCTTCAAGGGATCTGGCCCCAGGTCCCCCTGGGGATCTATAGCGCTGGTCTGAATCGGCGGGATACCATATTCCCCATCACGATGGCGGGCATTCAGTCGGTTTACCGGCATGCTGAAAAATTTGGATTTGTCCACTTGATGCTCATCGATGAGGCTCACCTGCTCAGCAATGAAGATTCATCCATGTATCGAATTTTCATTACTGAATTAAAAAAATACAATCCAAACCTGAAGGTCATTGGCTTCACCGCCACCCCGTATCGGACCAAGGGCGGCCCCCTGACGGCTGGCGAGAAGGCGTTATTTACAGATGTCGCGTATGAGGTGGAGATCTCTGATCTGATCCGACAGGGCTATATCTGCCCCCTGGTGAGTAAATCATCAGCCGTTCAGGCTGATTTATCCAATGTCCATAAAAGAGGCGGTGAATTCATCGCCAAAGAAGTCGAAGAGGCCTTTAATGTCTTGGACCTCACGGAAAGAGCCCTGGATGTGGTGCTTGACCTCGGACGGGGCCGCCGGGCTGGCTTGGTGTTCTGCTCTGGTGTCGCCCACGCTCAGGACGTGGCCGAACGGATTCGCCAACGCGGGAAGACCTGTGAGACTGTCACGAGCGACACCCCGAAGGAAGAGCGAGCCAGAATACTTGAAGACTTCAAGGCGGGGAAATTAGACTTTGTAACCAATGTCGGCGTACTCACCACCGGGTTCAACGCTCCGAATTGCGATCTTCTGGTCCTCCTGAGGGCCACCAACTCTCCAGGACTTTTCTGTCAAATGCTCGGAAGAGGCTTCCGCCCCAACGGCAACGGCATGGCGGAGTCAATCCAGAACGGCAAGACTGATTGTCTGGTGTTGGACTTTGGCGGGAACCTTATGCGCTTCGGGCCGGTCAATATGCTGGACCCGAAGGAACCCCGAGTCATCCCCGGGAAAGAATGCCCTGAGTGTGGTGAGGTTTGTGCCGGCTTGGCACTGTACTGTCGGGCCTGCATGTACCGCTGGGGGGAGATGCCGACTAAGACATGCCACAAGTGCGGTCAAGAGTGCCATGCTGCAGCCCGGATGTGCAAAAACGAGACAGAAGCCGGGATCTGCAATACTGAATTTCCAAAGTCAACCATGCATGATGTCTATGCCGCCGATGGGACCATTGTGGCAATGCTCCCCAGTGAGGCCGGGGAAGACTATCCGGTGAGTCACCTGGAGGTGATCGAGCATCGAAAATCCAATACCGCCACCCCGTCCCTGAAGGTGACCTATTATTCCGGGACCGACATGCAAAAATTCTCCGAATGGGTCTGTTTTGAGCATCAGGGATTCCCGCGCCGCAAGGCAGCCCAGTGGTGGGCCGCCAGGACTGAACTCGGTTCCCCGACTCCCCAGAGTGTTGCGGAAGCCCTGGGGAGAATGGAGGAATGCTTCCATCCTCAAGTGATCCGGGTCAAGCGGGAAGGTAAATATTTCCGCATCGATCAGGCTCGGGACTTTATTGACCGCCCTTTTGATGTCCTGATCAAACGGCTCGATCCCCCCGAGGGGCGTCCCTACGCGGACCAGGTTCCATTCTGAAAAAGGGATGAGACTTACGTTGGAGGACGTCGCCGGGGAAAGCGCGGAAGGGGAGCGGAAGGTAAAACCCCGGTAATCGGCATTGTGGAACGTGGTGGGGAAGTCAAAGCCATTGTGTCCACCGATACTAAAGCCGCAACTATACTACCGTTTATCTGCGAAAACGTAGAGCCCGGTTCTCAGATGATGACGGACGAGTACGCATCCTATAGCAGGATCTCATTGAACGGTTTCACTCACCAGCGCGTGAACCACGGTGTTGGTGAGTACGTGGCGGGCATCGTCCACACAAACACAATCGAAGGATTCTGGAGCCAGTTAAAGCGCTCCATAAACGGGACTTATCACTCGGTTAGTCCGCGTTATCTTCAGTCGTATGTGAATGAGTTTGCGTATCGTTATAATCGTCGCCACGTCCAGGAGCATCCTTTTCACGCTTTGACTTCAACGGCTGCGCGGCTCGTGTAAGGATACGATCAAACTCTTCTTCAGTGATCGACATCACACCTCCAACTTATTTATTTGAGTTGCTTCTAAAATGCTAATGATTTTTTCGCCCAAAGGGGAATTGCGATAGACAGGAGTTGCATAAATCTTTACGGGTAAATTATTCCTAACTTCCTCCTCAAGAAAAGCATTGTCTTGAATCGCGCACTTATATGACTTAGAAGCACCGTCCAATTCTACAAAAAATCGGCAAGTCCTCTTTTCCCAATCAATACTCCGAAGCTCTCCGGTCAATTCTTGAGGTTCTCCGCGCTCTGTTTGAGGCTCTGGAGTCGATATAGGCTCAGCCTCAATAAGTTTAGGCTTAACCTCTTCACTTGAAATTGAATATATAGGTTCTGGGTTTTCATCTTCAAAGGCTTCAGCGCTCTTTATAAAACCGGCAAGAAATGGGGCGGCAAGTCTATCAGTCACACGTTTAGGCAGACGACTTTTACGTGTCGTTGTGGTAGTTGTAGTTTCCGTCTGTTCAAATGTATCCATTCCGTTCAGCCGATCATTCACTTCTGTTGCCATTTTTGTCAGGTAACTTTGAGTTAATGGAAGTACCGTTTGCAAACCTTGAACTAAAAAATCGAATTCCCACGAACCGTGGTAGACATCAATGAGTCGCAATTCAGGAATTGAACCATTTTTCTGCTCTTCCCTTATAATTATCCCTAGTGTTTCTTGATGCGCCATAAAGAAGTCGCGCAACATATCTATAGAGATGCCATCATTTCCCTCGGGCTCAAGACGTATCTTTAGTTTGACAGATTCCACACTCATTTTCCATGACCTGACTCAGTTACTACGAGCGTCATGGTATCACAAACACATACCTGTCAAGAGGGGATAGTTACCAATGATCTAGTTAATAAAATCTGCTCCTGAGCCACATCAGGACCTCCCAGAGGGCGATCAGGCAAAGGCCAAAGCCCGCCATCCGCATTCCCAACAGGGCACCCTCAGGCAATTTTGTAATCCTGAATTGAGCCATTCACCAAGGCCCAATGATCGCCCTGATAGGCCTGGACGGCGTCCATCTGGGCGGCTTGGATCTGATGATTGATTTCCCGCTTGAGTTCGGGATTAAGTTTGAATTTTCTTTCAATGTTTGCCATATAGTTTTGAAACACTTCTCGATCCTCCTGTTAATTACATAATATCAGATCGATGTAGGGTGTCAATACTTTTTGCCATGCTTATGGGGCCGCCGGGCATTGTATTCAAGCTTTCTGCCGATTGTCTTCCCGATTGTGCGCTGGTCTGAGTCAGCATGCCCGGTTGAGGCCAGGCAGTCCAAAAGGCGAATAAAGACATCAGCTCCCTCGACCTCCCAGCCCTTGCGGTCCGGTAGGTGGGAATCCATCAAGTCCTTTCGATCCGCTTCCAGCATTTCAGAAAGCTCACTATGGATCAGGGCAATCATACGAGCACGTCGCATGGGTTCAATGATGGGGTGGAGGCTTTCAACAAGCGCGTCCAGATAGGGGACTATGTTGATCGTGGGATCTGTAGCCTCAACCGCAATGGCCCACTTGTTAATAATGGAATTAATTTCTCCCCAAGTGTCAAAGCCCTTTGCCTTATTGGCGGCCTGGATCTCAATAGCCCATTGGTCAATGCCTTCAAAGACCTCATAGGCCTCCAGGGGATCAGTCAGGGAGGCCTCTACACCGGGAGCATTTTTCGGGAAATGCATTACTACTGGCATATCGGCCAGCTTTGAAGCAAAGAAATCACTCATGGCCTTGTTGGCCTCTGGTGATTTGTCACAAAAGAGATCCATCACTTTCCTCCATTTTTACGCTGTCATGTTTTTCCCGAATTAATTCCCTCAGCAGGGCCGAGTATCGAATCTGCAATTTTTGCTCAAGCCATTCAAGCATTTGGACGGTTTCCCGATCGAGGGAATAGGTTTTGCGAATATGCTTAATCATCGTCTTCCCTTGGGCAAAATTGCTCTTGAACGTCTCTGGGGTTAATGTCTGTTGGCCAATTCATGATTTGGCCAGTGTCGATATTGATATCAAAGATCAGGTAATCGCCAAAATGCTCCCCTGGGAAGAAGCTCGGCACATATTCATCATCGATGGACCCAATCAGCTCCCCCTGGGCGTCAAAGAGACTCCCGGAAAAACGATCTGAAATCTTGATGTGCATTTTGAGGATCTTTGCGTCCACTTTTATTTTTTTGTATTGTTCAATTTCCATCAGCGTCCCAGCTCTTTCAATGTGTTTTCAACTTGGTTGATCATCCCGGCCTTGGCACAATACAGAGCGGCTTCTTGTCCGATCTGAAGGGTGGCCCGAGTGGTGAAGAGAGCATTAGAGACCAATAAGACCAGCAGGACTGATGAAATTATTTTCCATTTCTTGATTTGCTTCTCCAGGGCGGTGAAAGTGGCTTCCATTAGGTTTCTCCTTTTCTGCAAAGTCACTACATTTCAGTTTTGTGATAATCCGATTGCCTGATCGGGTCTTGAGTTCAACAACTGGGCGGGCCACGACGCCTTCAGCCCGGAAGGCCCCTCCATGGGTCCAGGTGGAATTGAATCCAACTTTGACAAATTCAACCATTTCCAGCAGATTCCCTCGACCAACGATCGGAACGACCGAAAGGCCAAAAGTAGATGCTACATTTTCCAGATCAGGTCTTTTGAGCCACCAATTGCCAACTTTGACGTCAAAGAGTACAAAGTCTTGATCGGGGCGATACAGTGCCCCAACTTTTTGGATCTTAGCCCCATAGCCCTCTCCGTAGAGGACTGCGCCATTTGGAAAATCCTCATTGAGCTTTGCACTCTGATGGAAAAAGAGTTCTTCCAACCTGTTGATCAGGCTTGCTGGAATTTGAGCGTTAGCGGTCCGTCCCCCGAAGGATATCCTACCCCCATTGGCGATAGGGTCGACGATGATCCGAATATTGGTCCCATCGACTTTCTCGGTCCAGACCCAATCCATCAGCGCCAAATATTCAAAATATTCATTACTGTACTGCCCTTCCAGAAGGGCTTTTGATTTATTTTCAATATCCCGCTTGAAGACCGTGTTGATTTTGTGGTATTCAGACATGGATTAACTCCTTTCCTGAACAGTTCCAACCGGGATATTCCCGCCGGGCAAATAATTCATATTTCTTTTCAACACCAGGATACATGGCCTCAATGAGGGGATGGATGTCGGGCTTGCGGGAATGTTCCATGATTTTCTCCCGAATGATCGAGGGGGTCATCCGCTTGCCCCCAAAGGCCGCAGGCGTGACGCCTTGCCCCCGCGTGGCGATTATGCATATTTCGGCATTGGAAGCAGTATAGTGGCCAGGGCCATATTTAAGCTTTCCAGACCCTTTCTGTTCCTTTGTCCACACAAAGCCAATGGTCGAGTATTCAAATCCCCACCCCTGGAGGACCGTCAGGGCATCATTGGGGCGGGTCCAGGTCTGAGTGGGCTTCCAGGAGGGTCGGCGACGCTGGCCATCGTACATCATCGGAAATGTCATCCACATGAACAGGATTGACCTCGGTCCCGCCAGGGCGGGGACGTCATACGTGATCGCAGGGTTGATGATGTCCTGGGCCTTGAGGCATTCATAATGCCCGTCTGCCCCAGAGCCGAACCGGGTCCGGCCTCCACCGGTTAGGCGGTTGGCGTATTTCCAATTCGGATCGGCCAAGAGGAGGGTCGCCTCAGGGAGCGGTTTTGTGATTTTAATCATTGTCTATCCTGTAATGGATTCGATTATGGCGCTTGAGTTTAATGCTTACAAAATAAATCGGACGACTCACTCCCCTGGAGACAATTCAAGCATGCGTATCCCCTTTTATATTTAGGATTGCTGAAGCCTCCCAAGATTCCGAAAGCACAGACAAAGGAAGAAATTGCCAATATTGTAATCGCGAAAATAGCAGGGCATTCATTTATCATTTCTTCAACCCCATAATGATCGAGCTATTGCCCGCCACGGTCTCGGGGAGCTTGCCGTCCCATTTCTCGACCCACTTAAGCTCAACCAACTTGGGGGAGTTCGCCAGAGCTTGACTTTGTAGCCGAATGGACTCGGCCTCGGCCTGAGCCTTGGCAACGGTGATTTCAGCCTGTTTCTTTTCCCGGTCAAGCTCGTACTGCTTCTTTTTAGCGGAAATCTCCATCTCCTGCTTCTCAATGACAGCTTTCTGGAGCGCCTCCGGCAGCTCAACGTGAGTGATCGGAATATCGATGATCTCGATCTGCCCCTTGATGGATTCTCTCACCATGGCCAGAACCTGTGCCTTGATGGCATTCACGCCACCCGTGACGGCCTCGGCCTTGTATTGAGATACGATTTGGCGGAAACTTTCCTGCACCTGCGGGGCAACGAGGACCTGATAGGGGTCGCCTTGAACGTTTTGAAAAAGGTTAAGGAGTTGCCCCTCTGGGAGCCGGTACTGCACCCGGAACGAGATCGCCAGCGGTTGTTGATCAGACGTCAGTGGATTGGCCGAACCCTCAACGGCGACCTGTTTGGTCGTGAAGGTGTGGATGCGTTCCGTGAAGGGGTTATACCCGAACAGGCCAGGGCTGAGGAGATCCTTCTTTACTGCGCCAAGCTCGACTTTGATCCCGCGCTCGCCGGGGTCAATGGTCGCGCAACCAGTCAGCCCCAAGGCCATCAGGGCCGTGAGGGGGAAGATTAAACTATTTTTCATTTGTGTCCTTTCCGAGTAATTTATCAATGAGTCCCTGAAGGCGCCCCATGCCCTGTAAGATCACTGCCAGGGTGACGCCCACGAGCAGGACGGCCAGAAATTCAAATGCAATCATTTTCATAATGCCTCCACCTTACGTAAATTTTATCCCGATGTCAAGATTTCCTTTTCCTTTCTGAGTTCTCTTTTGCAGTCTTGGCCTTGTGGCAATCTAGGCAGAGTGTCTGCATGTTCTCCAGCCCCTTTGATCCTTGATCGATCAGCGGGATGATGTGATCAAGTTGCCATCTCGGATCATAAGCCCCACAGGCTGCACAGGTCCCCCGGTCGCGCTTAAAGATGATCGTTCGAGCATGGCTGGGCCATGCTTGAATTTTGTATTCCTCGACACAAATAGGGTGCCACCCGGCTCGACGATTGATGGTCCCATTCTTGTAAATAATCTTTCCACACCATTTACAATACCCGGGTTTTACAGATTTCTTTTTGGGTTTTCGGTGATCAGGCATACTCGACTAGTTCAACAGACTGCTCAAGATTAGAGATAAAGGCATAAATCGAATCCCAACTATCATGCCTGATGAAGTTATCATATTCGGCGTTATAGGGCTGAGTGAATAAAATGGGCCATCGGTCCTCAACGGGGCGATATTGATCCCAATGTTGTCGCCACTTCAAGAGGTTCTTACCATGGTCTTCAATCAAGATATCGACATCAATGAGTTCCTTCTTCCAGGTGAAGATACAGTTTTTCTCACTGATTCGAGGAATATGATTTTTTAACCACTGAAGCTTGCACTCCTGACCGGTCCGGCAGGCGGAGATGATGATAATCTCATGGCCGTCATCGATCAGTCGATTGACATTCTCAACGGCTCCCCTGATGGGCGCCAGATGGCGGAAAAAGCCAGGCTCACAAAAGTATTGAAATACATCCTCACGAGTCGCATTTTTACAATTTTTCTGAAAATCGTATTTCGTGATATCCTCCACTGACAGCGACTCCCCATGATAGCGATTCAGCTTTTCCACCACTGAGGCCGTAAGGTCACACAAGACCCCATCCATGTCAATTCCTATTCTCACTGCTGTCTCCTTCTGTGATGATGTGTATTAATTTTTCCAAATAGGGATCACCGGCCCAAAAGCCGCTATAGAGTAATTCTTCAAATTCAAACAGAGCTGGTGACCAATCCAATGACGATCTCCTTTATGTGTTCCAGGATGGCCTTCGGGGCTGGTCGGCGGGTCAGGATGATGTGAATCCCTCTCTTACCCTCTGGCTGCCTGATAGGGCTGAGCCATGGCAGTGGTGCCTCAATCTGCTTATCGTTGACGATAATCCCGGCATCCTGCATGGCATCCTGGACGGCCTTGAGGTAATTATCGGCGTCTCCTCTCGGTGAAGAACAAAAGAACTCACAGATCATGAAATATCGGTTATCCTTCACGTAAGCGGTCTTGCCTTTCTCGTCATACCGGAAGGCATGTGTGGCTTCTAGCCAGAGATCTGAAAAGGCAGATTTGAACATTGTCGCCAACGTTTTTTTGTATTCAGTGTACTCTTTTCTGTTGTAGACATTTTTTACACCCGCTCGGGGCCGGGGCGTCGGCATCGGGTCAATGGGAAAATCGATAAACCATGCATCACGCCGCCTAGGGGTTTCGATGACCTCCATCAGGCTCCGAGGAGCGCAGCGGCGCCAAAATAGGATATTCCGATGATGATCACCAACAGGAATAATTGTCTTAACATTTCTTCATCTCTCCATCGCTGATTTATTCATCATAAGATTAATCTTACATAAGGTCAAGGCTTGACATGAATTTTCAAATTCAATATCATTAAGGCCCTTATAACTCTTACTTCTCTTCAGCCGCCCTTGGGCGGTTTTTTCTTTAAAAGCGCTTGAACCAATTTAGAGGGAAGAGGATGACGGCCCACTTGTATTTTTCCGCCTCAACTCTCGCAATACCGGCGAACTGCGCATCGAGGGACAAGAAGCTGTTCGTGGCCGGAGTATGCCAGGGCGAAAGGTCCGGGTTCCACTCACCCTTGGAGTTCTGGGTTTCAAAACGAAACAATTCGGGGTGGGGGAACTTCCCTTTCTCTTGCCAGAATCTATCGTGCCAGAGGGATGGGCCATCCCAGGGGCCATCAGGGCGGGCGACCCCCCAGAGGGGACGAGGGACTGAGGCCTTGTCGTATTCGTAGCCTGCGGCCATAAAGAGGCGTTTTCTGAACCCTACAGGCCCCCACTCTTGAGTGTAATCCTCATCGAGCCGGTAAAGATTAGTCGCCTCATCGTACTGAAGGACGGGACTTTTGTAATTTTCTTGTGTGCTGTATGTCATAGTACCACCAAGTCGATCACGGGCGATTCATCAGAAATGCCGCGCAAGACAGCAAATAACTTTTCCACTTGTGCTCTCTCCAGTGGATTACGGCCCAATAGCACGATACAGCCAGCCGAGCCCGGCTTGGTATTCTCAGGGTGGAGGCCAATATCGAAGCGCTGATAATTATTGCGCTTGTGATCATAGATTCGTCTGGTATTGCTGGAATCGGTGAAGATTTTGAAAAACTCACCAATACCATCATAGTCAGACCACTTCCCGGCCTTGAGGGAATGGAGATCGATCTGATGCCTCCCAAACGGAACTGGGCTCTTGCCCCTCACCCAATCGGTTCCCTCATAGCCCTTCTGTCCCGAACGGGCCGCCATGCGGTGAAAGAGCGTTCTGGCCTTCTTGGTATCGGGATCATAAGCCTGAAGGGTCAGGGCGCCATCAATTGAATGGACCTGCTTGTCAAAATAAAGCGTAAATTTATCCACGCGGCCCAGCCTCACAGTTCTGGCAGTGACCACAGATCTCCATGATCTTAAGCCGAATATCAGCCAACAGGTCAGGCGTGGAGGCATGGTGCTCCTTCAACGTGATGGCTTCAACGATCAATCGGTCCATCTTGTCTTCAATCCGATTCATGGCCCCCGACATGGCAAAAACAACCAACAAGGCGAGCCCGATTCTGGAATTAAGGATCTGGCCAATAACTTTAAGCGTCGCGGGGTTCGGGATCTTCATTGCTCTTTTCCTGCGTTTCGAGTAAACGTTTCATTTCACCGAGGCGGCGTGTCACTGTATCCAAAGGCCAAAGCCTTATCATGCCTTACCCGATCCGTTTTACCTTGGAGGGGTGCTTGGGGTCCATTTAATTACTCTCTGTCGGGGCTGTGAATAAACTTAGCATCTCGTCTCTCGCCGCACTGAGGGGACCTTCTGCAACAGGCGCGTTTTGGATGATCGCCACGGCGGCAAGTATGTCCCCGGACTCTAGGGCGAGCTTCACTCCGGCCTTCAAAGGGTAGAACGCCCCCCGCTCTTCTGGAGAGAACGACATAAAGATTTTTTCTAATGCTTCTGGGATCGCTTGGGCGGCTGTAATCTGTTGTGCCTTTTCCACGTTGATCTTAATTCCCATCAGCGTACTCCCATGCATTTCGGGCGGATCTATCTGTCGGTAGATCCTGAACATCTACAATCTGGAATGGTTTACCGGCTGGAACATCCTTCATGGCTATATCTTCTGGTGTTACCAACCTAAAGCCGATCGGTAACTCGTCTGTGATTTTAATTAGAGGTATCCATTGACCTGTGATTGGATTGATAGCGTTGTTAAGTGCTGGAATCAACACAACAACTGAACCATCGTCTAGGGGGTATATAATTCGTTTATTATCCATTATTGATCTCCATAGAAAGCGGCATATGCACGGGTTTGGTCCTGGGCGCTCCCTGAGGAGTTAAAACAAACCATTCGTATAAGGGAAGCCGTAGGGGTTGTTGCGCTTGAGAAAGCATTCCAGCTTCCATCGGAAGCCCCGGTGTTGTATCCCCCAATCACCCCACAATAATTTGCGTCTGAAAAGGCCGTGGTGAAGTTAATGGTGTAGTCGCCTGTGCCGTTATCCCCAACAGAGCTTACGTTGTAGCTTTTATTAATGGTAACCGTCCCCGTGCCAACAAAATAAACCCAAGCCTTCGCAGCGGATGGGTGGTATTGTTGACGCCCTGGGGAGACAAAAGCAGTTAAAGAGCTTCCCGTTTCCTGTTCCGCCTGAGTTGCGGCAGCGTTGGCGCTTTTTCCCACAAAAGCGGTATAGTTAGTGCCTCCACTGAAGATAATGGCGCCATCGCCAGTATTGAGCACCAGGGTCGCGGCGCCGTTAATCGTGGAGGTCGTGGGAGTGATCGTCACCGCCCCAGCGCCGAGGTTGTGAGTGAAATAAGCCCAGCCGGATTCAAACCCCGCCCCGGCCTGAGGAAGCGTGACTGCGATCGCGGATCCGTTGGAGTGGGTGACGAGTTTATTTCTGTCGGTTGTCAATACCGTGTAAGTTGTGCCCGTTTGGGCATTGGTGTAATAGGCAGGCGGCAGGCCCCCGAGGAGCATTAAATTTGTCCCATCATAGGCCTGAAGCTGGAAAGAGGCCGCCGGGAGATCCCCCGAGATCGGGTCATTCCCGTCTGGGCGTTTGAAGGACTTGGCCCCCACGGCGTTGTAGTTCATCGTGGCCGCGCCGGTGTTGACCGTGTTGAGTTTGGTCAGGACCAGCTCCCCAGTCGTGTAGGCGGTCCGGGCGGGTGAGAGCGTTACCGCGTAAGTGTCATTTGATCCCGCATCGGCGGCATAATTCCGGGAGCCGTCATACAGGGCGGCAGTCGTGGGGGTAAAGACATTCGTGGTGGAATTGATGGTCCCCATTGAGATCGAGTCGGTCCCATCATACCAGTTTACTGTCCAGATCGGGTTAGCGGTATCGTCGATCCAAATTGTGCCCGCTTCGGCATAAGCGGGAATTGAGCTCCCCTTGTGGTGACACATGAGGGCCTGCTTGCCGTCATTGTCCAATCCCCGATACTGTGTACCGGTTTTCCCAGATCCGATTGTATAAGTCGCCTGTGGCATGTTCTACTCCCTAGGGGACAATTGCCCCATATCCTTTTGCGATCCAGTCCATGGTCCGCTCGACACCCGTACCGGCAGCATTGAAGAATCGAACAGTAAAGCCTGCTGCGGATTTTGATGAAATTGTGACATAATCTCCAGTAGCGAGATCCTGGCCCGTGACGGCAATTGCCGGAATAGCCTTAAAGGCCTGTGAAAAGGTGATTGTCGATCCGGCTGCGGGACAGACGACATCCTCGGCGGCAATGATCCGATCCGGCATGTCGACTGTAACAGACAAAGCAGTGACGATAGGGCTGATTCCATCCTCATATGAATACAGGACAGCCTTAAACTGAAAAGCCCTTGCGGAGTAATCTCCGACAATGAGGGCCGTCCATGCGCTCCAGGTCGGAGTCCCTGAGGGGTCATCATTTGTTGTCCTGACAAAAATCGTTACTCCCCATTGAGATGCATCGCCGCCATCCCAGTTTGTGATCGCATCAATATCATTTCTCAGATCCATGTTATCGTACAGATCAGACCCACTGGCGGTTATCGATCCTGTTAAACGACTGGTATAGACACTTCCGAGATCCAAATATGTCAACCCGCCCGGATAGGAAGAGAAATCATAAGTCCCGATCGTGGTAATTCCCGCAAGCCCAATATCCCAATTCAAAATATCGTCTATATTAGTCCAATCATCTACAGTATCGGCACCGGTGAGCTGGAGCGCCCCATCGAGGGTTGAACAGTCAGTGCAGGTTCCGGTGAATCCGGGATCCTCCTGCAGGGTTACGATAACATTCAACCCCTGCAACTCGGCCACATTCGTGATAATCTCGGTGGCGTTATCGGATTCAATACCTGAAGTGTCAACTGCCTTAATGAGATAGGTTCCAATCAACAGGGGAGCTGATATCCCAGTAGCGTCTCGGGAGACTTGACTGATTAGGATATTGGACGTCCCCCAGGTAGCGCTGCCGTCGGTCAGGGGGGAAAATCGAATGACGTAATGATCCAAGTCCAGGTCTGTCACGGCATCCCAGGACAGATATGCGGCATCATTAATGACCTGCATGTTGAAATTATCTACATCCCCCGGTGGCGCCAAAAGCCCAGTAGCGGAACTCGTGGACGTAATATAAGTTGATCTCAGACTTCCCAGCCCCCCAATGGCCCTGACCCTGAAGTCATATTGTCCCGGAGCGGTATCGAGAAGATCAATTGAATTCCCCGAAGTCGTCCCGATCAATTGATAAGTGCTTGAGGATGCGGCCTTATAGCCGACTTCATACCGTTCTGCCCTGGCGTCAGAGCTGAAGGTCCACGATATAGTAATTGCTGATCTGATGTTGGCCCCAGATTGATAAAGATATTCCAGAAATTGCAAATCAGCCGGAGGTAATAGCGCTCCAGTGGGTAATGTCGAATAGCTCGGCGTCTCAAGCGTAATATTGCCTTCAACCCGATCATATTTATCGGGGTCATAGAAGAGAGCCGAGACTTCAATAATGTGTTTATCAGTCTCCCGAACGGCTAAAACGCGAAATTGCCTCGGGAGAACATCAGTCCCAGTGATGACCCAAACCGCTCCCACGATAGGGGTTTGGGAAAAAACACTTTCAATCGTCAGTGCCGTGTAGGTCCCTGCTGCGTCGGTAATGTCGCGGTCCTCGATCGTTCCATCTGGCATCGTGACGGAAATTGAATAAGTTTCCCCAACGGCCAACACGACAGAACTGTCAAGGGTAACGGTTGTGCTGGCAATTGCGGATAATCGACCACCGTAGCGGATTCCAGCATAATGGGGATCCTGGACTTTGATAATCTGACCTGGCCGGATATCAAAATGGTCCATCCCAGCCCTAAAGGTAACAGTCTCGGTTTCATATTTTTCGCTATCAAGGATCCATTTCCCGACCCGGTATGCCTGCCCCTTGGACGTGCAGCCATAAGCGACTGTATCGATTTGTCGCCATCCGAATTGCGCGATCCCATCTGGGTCTTCAATGACGACAATATCGGGTTTATAACCGGTATCGGGGTTGATGTAGGAAATTGCCGCGACAGTATGACGAGCCTTCAGGGCTGCTCCAGAGTATTCGAGATTGCCCCCAATGACGTTGGATCTCGTAACAAGCTTACTGACATCCGTAGGGGCATCCATGGCGGCAGTGATGGATGCCGTTGCCCAATAGGTCATACCCCTGAAGCATGATGAAAGCGCCGTCAAGACATTAAAGGCCTCTTGTTGGGATGAAATTACGCCATTGAAAGTAAAGCGTGGCTCGACCCCACCGAAGCCATCATCAATCATTTCATCACAATAAACCCCAATGGCATACAGGGCCGCTTTATCGATCTGAGATGCGGAAACATTTTCCCCACATCCATAACGTTTATTGACGATCATGTCATATAGGACCCATGCGGGATTATTTGAATAGGCGATTGTAAATGATCCACCCCAAACGCCCGAATAAGTTCTCAGGGTCGGATTATAGTTGTCAGGAACCTGAATTTTAATTCCCTTGATCTCATAAGCCCTTGCGGGCAAATTGGATCCAAATTGGCTGGAGTCCACCGTCAGGCCAACAAGAGCGGTATCGTTATGCTTTAATTTAACATCTTTAATAATTGTATAACTTGACCAAAAGCTTTGTCCCTGTTGTCCCGATCCCGGCTCTGCATTGGCGCGTGTGACTCGAATATCCCAAGGGTTGCCCCCTGCGGGGAGATTAAGCCTATAGCTCACCTCGTATGGAGATGTTGTTTTCCCATTGATCTCTACTGGATTAGTGACATTTGTCATTGAGGCCAGGACATAACCGCCTCCATTGCTCTGGACTTCAAACTGAATAAATACTTGAGAACCATAAACGTTCCCGGTGGCGGTATCCTGACTGTATAGTGCCGGAATTCTGATCTTGATCCGTGCAGCATCGGCTTCAGAATCGGTTATCTGTCGGACCACTGGGGTCCCGAAAATGACTTGAGTCCCTACGGTGACTTCAGTTTCAACCCCGCTATAGCCCGGAAGGGGATCCTGGTCCGCTACCCCGGTCAATTCAGAATAAGACACCCCTGAAAAATTGTATGTCCCGCTTGAGTCCTGTAATGGGGTTTCGTCCAGGAAGATAGATTTCGCCCCATTGACGAGGCCAGAAATCTCCCCCTCGGAGAGGACATCAATCAGTCTGGCTGTTGTTTTACTCTGGAGGGTGTTTGGCGCTTCTATGGGGGTCTGGACTGATGTTGCAAGATTGCTTTCCCGGCGCTGTTTCCCTCCCCCGGAGCCATAAACGCCCCATAATTGAGATTGGCGCCTTGCATGTTTTTTAGACAGCTTCATTTGTCAACCCCAAGCTTACCACCACTGAGCCGGTGCGGATTTGGCCATAAACGACCGGAACAGGAGAGCCTTGCTCAAATCTATTCGTCGGTGCATTGAGGAGAAATGATGGGCGCTGATCGGCTAATTCTCTAGTGTCGTAATTCTCCTTTCCTGGCTTGAGATCCAACCTGGGGGCCGTGACGGCACTAATACCGGCAATGGTCAGTCCGGCGCCAATCAGCGCGATTGTCCCATAGGACAGAGTCGCCCCCGCGATGCTGACACCAGCCGATAGCCCCGCCCCAAAACCTGCCGCAGCCCCTACGGCCCCAAAGGCGGCAAATCCCAGACCGGTCGCCAGTAGCGCGACCCCGAGGACGAGTTTAACAATTCCCCCCGCTCGGCTGCCACCGCCCGCGCCAGCCACCCAGGGGATGATGTGCAGTTCTGAAGCGCTTCCGAAGCTAAGCTCTAATTGATCTTCAGAAAGATCAGGACCCGCTTCAGGCTTGCCGTAGACGAGCCTGAAAGTCCCCGGTTCAATGGCGGCCCAGAAGCCCTTAAGCTGATGACCTAGCATCGATACTGCCATACGGGCATTGGGGATCTCGAATTCAAATTCAGATCCGAATTTTTCCGCCAAATAGCCGTGTAGAAAAACTTTTTTCTTCATGATCTCTCCCTTTATGATCATAAGTCAGGAAATGACTGATCGTTTTTTCCCAATGGCCATAAAGGCTTTGCCGGGATTGGTGATCTTGAATTTGGTGCAAAATGTGCGCCGAGGAGGTAATGATTCCGACGTGATTCGTCACGGGAGAATGGACTTTCATGAGCACAATGTCATGGATTTGTAGATCATTTTGTTCAATTTCTCTGAACCCATACTGGGTGAAATTTTCAACAAATAGATCTTCACCCTTCTCCCACCAGAGGAATTCTCTCGGATACTCTGGTAAAGTGATTGATAGTTGAAGCTTGTAATAATCCTTCAGGAGCGCGAAGCAATCCCCACCCCCATCGGTTCCGCTTGGCCCCCATCGGAAGTCCCGCTCGATCAATTTTGGAATCGGGACTCCGTCGCCGTAAAAGAATAAATAGGGTTTTCGGCCATCGCTAGGCATCACGACAATCCCCCACGGGACCGCAGTCCTGATCTGGCCCGCCTGATCGTCGATAGTCGGATATGGAGTCCCGCAGGGGTGAGAATGGACGACGGCCTGAAGACCCCTCAAGGGGCAATGACTGTCAGGAATTTCAAAATAATTTCTGGGGTCAGGATGGACATTGGGGGCGGGGATATATTGCCCATCGACAATAAAACCACATGACTCCTCTTTCCCGCACGAGAGCGCATGAGTGATGATCTTTTGCTCTACGTCTGGCCCAAACACTATAGGGCACCAATTCCAGGGAAGCCCCCAAAGGGGAGATCCCCGTGTTGGCCAAATCTCAACCGGCAAGCTGAAAGTGTTTTGTTGCAAATATCATTTGCCTCGGTGGTCGCGACCCCATCGCGTGTAAAGTAACTCGCTCCTGCGTACGGGCATGGCATGACCGCCGAAACGTCAAAAGAGCTTCCATTCCATCTCCGATAGCGGAGATTGCAAAAGTTTTTGAAAATTTGGCGCCCAGGGAGCATTTTCCCCTGCTGGTCAAGTGATGATGCCAACTCCCATTCAATCTGATTGCTATTTTGAGAAGACTTTCGATCAACTGTATAGACGTCAAGGGGGAGTGTATGATTACCAGGGTTAGACCCCCCGTCGAGGAATTCCCCAAAAGTCCTCATCCGGGTCAAGGTTGCGCCCAAGAGATCAGAAAATTCAATTGCCGCCGCCTGCGCGACTTTATTGACATTGGAAATTTTTATTCTCGGTCGGGGCTGAGGGCCTTTTCCGCTATATTCAAATCCAGTTGCTTCAAAGTCAATCGGCGTATAGTCCTGCCCCTGAAAGGCGATCGGAGCCCCCCCGAGATCAGTGGAGGTAAAATAAAAAGTTGGCCCACCGGCAAAATTACTGGCATCCAAGATATACAGTGCCACCAATTCACCTGGCTCAAAGCGTTGAATTCGATTTGCAATAGTCGAATCCGTCATATCAGATCGAATTCCTCCAGGAATGTTGCCTGAACGGTCAGTCCGCCCGGTGCTGGGGTGGCTTGGGTCCAGTGGTCACAGGTGAACAGGATTGGCGTCGATTCGTTAGGGGGGGTGTAGTAAAAGGATGTATAACCCGCCCGGGCGGTCAGGAAAGTAACAAGATCATCAGATTCGGTTTGGGTCAAGCCCTTCCAGGTAAAATTATATTTCCTCTGTAGCCCATTCAATCCATCGGCTGCTCTTTGGGAATACCCATCTCCAAATTGGGCTTTCAGGATCCTGGCTTGGGTATCCTTGTTTGAATCAGTCGATGGTGCGACAGTTGTCGTTAGTGTAACGGTCATGAGGCAATTCCCGGATTAAGTTGACCACCTTGACGGAGATTTTCTTGAATTTGCTCCTGGATGAGTCCTTTCATGGTTTCATGAACGGCTTTGGCGACCTGATCCCCCATTGCTTTGTCCCTATTGGGATCTCCAGAGCCAGATCCTCCCTGAACGGTGACATTAATCTGAGGAGCAAAGACATTCCCTCTGCCAGAACCAACGGCCCTGACCCCCAGGGACCCGTCAGACATCCTCTTGAGGGGCATTATCGCTTCAGTGCCACGCTCGCCCATCAACCCGGTTTTTCCGCCGCCCATCGGGAACGCCGTTGCGCCACTGGTCAGTCCGCCCTGGGCGAAGGGGATAACGTTTCCATTGCGGAAGGCCCCACCGCTGGCGAAACCCGAGGGGGCCGCGATACTCCCAAGGGAGAGCGCCCCCGGCCCGGCACCCAGGAGGCCCCCGGCCCCGGTTGACACGCCAGCCACTCCACCGAATAACCCATTCAGTGAGGCGTAGATGGCTTTTTGAATCAAGGCCTGTAGGATCATTTTGAATATTTGTTTTGAAAGGTTGCCTAAGATGTCTGAAACCTTGGCTGAACCGGTGGCGATCTGATCAAAAGCGTTCACGAATGCATCCCCGAGGGACTTGGCCAATTGGAGCATTTTCTCTTGTTTTTGAATTACGCCATCAAGAGATAGTTGAGAATTCTCGGTCTTGCGGGCATCCGCAAGGGCGGCAAGTCCACTAGTGGAATTAAGATCATAGCCCTGATCGGCCAAAGACTTACGCCGGTTCTGTTCCCGCTGGGTCTCCTCATATGAGAAGAAGCTCATCTCGCCCGTAAAGGGATTTCGGGAAAGCCCCTGCTGGCGGGCTGAGATGAGGGCAAGATTATTTTCAATCGTGACCTGATTTTCCATTTGCCGATTAAGGTCTTCCCTGGCGAATTTCTGATCCGAAAGTGCTTTCGTGATATCCCGGATTGATTGCGCGTGGGCTGAATTCTCACTTATCCCGAGTCTAATGATCTCAGCATTTGCGCTATTGAGAGCCTCGGCGTCCCTCAGGGCATGGTTGCCCTTCAGCCGTGCCTCATAGAGGCCCTGCTCAACATCAATGGCTTTCTTTTGGGCATCAACATAATGTGCCACTTCATCCTCAAGTGATACCGCCTGGCCGCGCATCAGGGCGGAGGACAATAGCCCTCCTCTTTTGCTCTCGGGGCTGATGCCTTTGGCCTTGAGGGCGTTTTCGATTTCTTGTCTGTTTTTGGTTTCCCGAAGCCCAACAGTGCCGCCGGTCTGGAATGCCTCAAGACGAGCGGCAGCCTGTAAGGTCGCGTCCTGGGCGGCCTGAATGGCCGACACCTCCTCGGTGGCCCTACTGAGTTCTTTGGTTCGGAGAATCTGTTCCACCAGAGCTTCTGTCTGGGCCTTTGTGATCTTCAGATGGGCTTGTCTAACTTTGTCCTCAGCCTCTATGCGGTCTTTCATTTTTTGGGAAGCTAGATCCCCACCTTGGATTTGAGCATTCAGGAGCCTTTGGGCTTCGGCTTCCCTGGCGTTGGAGTCCTCGATGAATTGGCGGATCTTTTTGGCGTCGGCTGATTCTTTACCGGCTGCGCCGGGGAAAGATTTAATTTTATTATCACCCCCGAGGTCTGATTTAACCCCCCTCAGTGGGGTTTCCATTGCCGCAGCCAATTGAACTAAAGATCTCTTTCTGGCCTCACCTCGGGCTTTCCATTTATTGGATACGGCAGCCTCGGCAGAATCAAACGCGGCCTCTCCGAGGTTGAAGGCATCGCTCCCAAATGTCCCATTTTTAATACTCTCAAGGGTGAAGACAAATCGCTTCATCGCAATTCCACTAATGGTTATGCTGGTTGACAATCGGTCAAATAACCCTGACACCTCGGCAATGAAACCCGCCACCCCAAGGGTTAGCATTTTCCCCAGATAGGAAAGGAGCTGACTCATAGAGCCCCCCGTGAGATTCCCAATGGCTTTATCGAGCCTCATTACAGAATCCACGGCTTCTTGGAATATTTTCCCAAATGGCTCCCTGATGCGCTGTAGCCATTTATCCAGATCCGCAATGCTTTTCGATATCCCCTCCAGTCCCGCGCTCGCGAGCGCCGTGACGTGGAACATTCTATTCAACGTATCGATCAATAGCAAGCTGGAATTTTGGACCTTGCCGAATGCTCTCTCAACTGAAGCTGGAAGATTTTTGAACTGCTCCTCAATTAATTTTTCATTTTTCAAAATACCATTCAGGACCACATCAGAAGTTATCTTGCCGTCGGCGGCAGCCTTCTTGAATCTCCTGAATGCCTCTTCTGAAGTTTCCCCGGTTTTTCGGATCTGCTCACTTAACATGCGGGCAACTTTAGGCATTCCCTCCATGACTGAACGGAGTTCATCCCCCCGGAGGGTTCCAGAGGCCAGGCCTTGCGACATTTGGATCATGGCGTTCTTGATCTCTTCCGCTGTAGCGCCGGAGACAATACCGGCCTTGAGGAATGTTTCCTCAAACCGCAAGAGCTGATCCGTGGACGCGCCGATCGATTGAGCTGCGGGCGCTAACCGCGTGAAGGATTGAGCGACGCTTTGGATCGATATCCCTGTTTTGTCAGAAATCCCAATCAGGCGGGCCATGGTGCCGTCGAACTGGTCGAGATTGGGAAGAACGTTTTTAACCTTTGCTTGTAATTGATTAAACTCATCTGCAAGTGAAACGATTTTTAAAAGCCCAAGAGTTGCAATTAAACTCGTCAAAGCGCCAATGATGGCCTGGAATCCTCCCTGCATGGAAGAAAGTGTTGCGCTCATACCCTTTAGGCTTGAATTGCTTTTATTCTGTGCATCATTTAATCTCTTAAGCTGTTCCTCCAGCCTTTTTGCGGCAAGCTCTTGGCGCTTAATGGCATTTTCGGCCTTCATCTGCTCAGCAATCAGCTTTCTGGTTGAATTGGAATTTTTTTCAAAGGCAAGGACATTTCTCTCCCAGGCCCGCTGCGTCTTTTGGGTTTGTAGCTCAAGTTTCTGACCAGCATCGGTCAGCTTTTTGAATTCTACCGTTGCCTTCTTGGCTGGCTCAGAATTAATGGTAACTTGTAAATTGGCGAGGTCCATTTTACTTCTCTGTCATGATTCGGATAAAACGATTATCAAGATCCCGAATGATCCGCAATTCCCACCGGTGGGGGTGGGTCAGGAAACATTCCCTCCATGCCATGATATCACTCCAACTAATCGGCTGAGGACCCGACATAGAGTATTGGCGGCCCTCAGAGAGTTCCTCGAACCATTGAACGATATAAAACAACTCCCTGGGGGGATCTGGCATATCGAGTTCCGGGACATCGATCCCTTGGGAGGCGACTTGCTCCAGATGATCCCTAACCGAACCCCCACCGTCTTGTGGCCTGGAGAGGCGGAAGAATGCTTCTGCCCATTCCAGCAACTCACTTATGAGGGATTGAAAAAATTTGAGCTTTCGGCAACAAAATCAGCTACCTGGCGACGAATCCAAGGGAATTCAGAAAAGAGTTTTGTCGCATTGGCAGCCGTGAAGGTTAAGGCTTCACCCGATACCGTGATATTTCGGAAGTCCACCACGCAAGCGGTAAGTTTAGCCAGTTCCTCTTTATCAAGCTCCTCAATGGTTACTTTATCGGCCTTCTGTTTAGCCCGCGCTTTATTGAGTCTCCGATTCAATAACTCTCGTTCTTTTTGAATAAACGGATCACTGTCGGTCCCGACAACCGTTAAACCAATAGACTCCCCCGCCTCCGTCTTGAGGACTTCATCGGTTCCGGGATGACGCAGCTCCATGAACACCGGCTCATTGGCGGTTGAAAATTGATTGAGATCCATTATGTGTGTCCCCTCTGTTGATTATGATTTAACAACTTTAATCGTGGTGGCGTCGCTGGCATTATATAAGGCGTGGAAGGGCATCGTGATGATCCGGCTTTGTTCATTCGCCAGCGGGACGTCTCCACCTGTGTATTTGACAGTCCCCATTGTGAAGGTATAGGTGTTACCGGTTGTGGAATCCGTCACGGCGATCACAAGGGAGCTGGATGTTTCATTCAGGAATTTATTTAACATCGTCGCATCCTGATAATAGAGTTGCATAGAGCCGGTCACTTTAGCCCGACCATATTCGAGTTGTGGGGTCGTCGAGGATCCAATTACAAAAGTGGGCTGCAGGGAATTGTCAATCGTCATATCGAGTGAGGTCACAATGGCAGAAGCTCCGCCGCCCTCAGTCAGGACAGCCGTGAAGGAATCAAAAGGTTCATTAGTCGAGGACGACGTAATGGTGGCATCAACAGAGGTTCCGCTCTGGGCCATATTTTTACCAATGAGGCCAAATGTCCCTTTGACGATTGCATTTGGATTTACTGACATTGAAAAAGTATTGACGGCGCAGCCGGTAAAGAGTCGATATTGGGCAATGTCGAGAGCCCGATCTTCAATGGAAAAATATTGAGGAGTCGTTCCAGCTTTCAGGACGCCAGCGGTGGTGAATTGGCCAAAGAAAGCGCTTTCGAGAAAGTCATCAAAATCATCAGCTCTGAGGTCGACCGCAATGTCACCTTGAACTTTCCGGTTCCCATGTCGGAGTAATGCGATCTGTCGGTCAGGTCTAATCTCGTCAGACTCGATCCCTTCCTTTATCAGGGACAGCGAATGGCTATTGATCGGCAGCGATAAAAATACCGGAGTCGCGGGAGTGGTCCCGAAGGTCGATTCCACCATGTAGGATAAGCCAGATCGGCTACCTTGTGCGAATGCCATTTTTTATCCCTCAAATCTCAGGGGGGTTTCCCCACGTCACTAATATAATTTTAAACCCCGAATGCATACCACCCGATATAAACGGTCCGCATGTACCAATCAGGATCCTCTCCCGGCTGCGGTGCGGGTTCACAGTACGCGATATGGACAGACTGACCGGATGCGGTCAGGATCGTGCCTTTCGGGAATGCGGTCCTGATGTTTCCCATCATCGTCTCAGCTGCCTGGGATCCCGCATTGGGGGGATAGAAGAGATCAAGGATCATCACGCCATCGGCGCGATCCGGTATCCCGACCCCCACGCCCGCCGTGCGGACCCGTGCGGTCATGACAGTACAGCTCAGCCATGGCGTCCCCGGCGTGGGTCGGTAAACGACATTTTCATATCTGATTGCCGGAACACTTGAGACGGTTGCCAACTGAGTCTCCAGAGCGGTGCGGACCTGTAGGATCGTCATAACTTGTTCAAGACCTCTTGCGCGATCTGTTGGGCCTCTGCGAGCGTGACAGCCACCATGCCCGCAGGGGCCTGCTGGGAGTGACCCTTTTCAAGGGCCTGGATGTATGAGGCATTGTTGGCCAGGATGATGACATCGCCCATCTTGGCTTGGCCGATTGTGACCGTCAGGGCCGCAAAAGGTGTCGAGACACTCCCCGCCCCCCCGGTTTTCCCCTTATAGGTTTCCCATTGGGGCTGGTTGGGATGCCCCCCAAGATTGCCCAGGCTGGCCCACCAGGAGGCTCGGGAAAATCCAGTCTTCACTGGGTTACGGGTAATGATCCGTAGGGCTATCTCCTGAGAGACAGTTTTTAGAAACGCATCTGCTTTTTTCTCAACCTTATTGAAAAATTTCGTCAGGTCTGCTGTAAAGGTCTGGGTCATGACTTCACCACACACACATAAGCGATCACGGTCGTCCCCTCGGTGAGGGTCTGGACATCCTCGATCGAATAACTGACGCTGCTCTTGATGATCAGATCATTGATCGTCGGCGCAACCGACAAGCCCTGGCCGGATATGATTATTTTTTTCTGGCCCGCCTGGGCGAGGCCCTTCCCTTTAGCGTAATCTGAAAATTCAATCAACTTGGCCGTGACGGTATAGTCTGTATTTGTTGGGGTGCTGGGGCCGGTTCCGGCAGTATAGGTTCGATTGCCCAATTTTCTCAACGTCAAGCTCTCCCCCTTGAGGAGGAGCAATCTATAGACCGGATACGTCAGATCCAATAGGCCCCCCAGGGGTCACCATCAAAGAGCTGATGGGGTTTTGGGTCGCCGTGGAAATAAACGATCCGTGCGTCTGCAGTTGGGCCGTTCTGGTCCCGAATGTCAGCCTTGTAGGACAGAATCTGACCAGGGAATTCGTCCTGAAGGATGATGGTTTCCGAGATCGGAATATTGCCATCCAGCCAGATCATATCAGAGACGCAATTCATCATCTGAAAGCGGTTTTTGTTCACATCTGATTGAAATTTTTCGTAAATCTCTTGACCCTTCTCGACTGAAAAGCTCATCACCCCACTGGCCCGCCGGGGGAAGTAAGGATCCCGGATCATCGCAAAGTCAGGGCGAAATTCAGCAATGTGATCAATGTCGCCAGTGATAATGGTATCCAGGCCCATAAAGAGCCGATGCCCGCCTCCGTAGGACCCCCGGAGGGCTTCCAGGAGGCAGAACATATTTCTGAAATCATTTTCAAACCGAACGGGACGGATATCCTCCTTGAAGTCATAATCCTGATCGACCAGACAGACAAACTCAAAATCATCACAAAAGCGATTAATCCCCCGGTAGAGCTTATCGGCCCAAGTGGCGTCAAAGATATGGCGGGAATGTTGCGGGACGTCTTGGCCCTGATATAAGGCGGTCACGATGGTAACTGACATAATTCCTCCAGGGTGATTTTCTGAAAAGCTTCAACCCGACTCTCCGGGGAGGCGTTCATGACTATTATCCCAGCCCTTTCGAGAGGCTCTTTCGTCGCCATGAAGTCTTCAGCCCATCCCTTATAGAGTCTATCCTGCATGGGGGAATCCCAATGATAGCCCCCGTGCCAGTGCGATTGCTCCCCGATCCCCATATCGATCCCGAGGAGGATAATCCTTGCCGCGCCTTTAGAGTATGTGATATTGAGCGCTCCATGACCGGTATTCCGACCCGCGACATCAGGGGGTTCCGTCAGACCCTCGGCGCGGGATCGCCGGAGATAATGAGCACCTTCGACCTTTTCCCCATCACATCCATGCCCGGGGTCATTCGCGGGGCTAATGATCAGGAACCGATCGCCCGGAAAGGCAATCAATTCTTTCTTCATGTTGTTGATGAAATTATGGTCCATCGAAACAATGCCATCACACTTGGCGGCTGGCATGAGCCCCGAGGCGTTACAGCCAAGGCGATAACCTGGCGGCAATCGATCGAAGTCAAAGCCCCTCAGGGAGTCTCCGCCGCCGATGATAAAAACTGTTTGGCCTTCCCAGGACCTATCCAGAACCGAATAACTCATCTGCCTGTTCTCCACTGGGCGGATTGTGGAATTTATCTCGACTGAAGGCCGCCGCCGGTCGGTCTGTGTCTTCCCTGACGTTCTCGATTTCGGAAATCGACACCCCTCCGACGTATGGCGACCCAAGGCCACCATAGAGAGAGTTTTGCGCCGCTTGGGTCGTCAGGATGCCAATCAGGCCCCTGTAGTGTTCATATTGCTGATTGGCCGATACCCTGACGGATTCGATCGCGGTATCGCACAACCGAGAATATTTAGCTGCCAATGATTGAGCGCAAAATATCGCCGCTGTATACTTGTCAGAAGTGGCCGCAATGGCGAAATTGATCTCAGCGTCTTGGAGCTGTTGATCATTGGTATCAGTGTCACCGATCAGAAACCGAACCGCCGCCAACGTGGAGGCTGCTGGGTCTCCGGCGTAGGTCCAGGTCATCGTTACAACTCGACGTAATGAATGTAAGCGTATCCGGCGATCGCGGTCGCGGCCCCGGAGGCCACAGAACCCGTGATGGCTTGAGTGGAGGTGAAGAGCTTAATGGTCTTGCCATTGGAGCCCGCATTGGCGATGTTGGTGAAAATCCCTGAAGAGACTCCAGTGGAGGCGGCTACGTTGGCCCCATCGATGAGCGAATCACTCAAGGTGGTCTCGTCAGTCGCCACTCCTACATCAACCGTACAGGCGGCAGAGGTCAGGGTAGTGATATTCAGGACCACCAGGTGGACATATCCGGCCACGCCGGGCGTGAAGGCAAAAACACCGCCAGCGGTCCCGACTGCCGCCAAGGCGACTTTCTTAACCTTAATGGGTCGTTTGGTCCCCGTGCTGGGCATCGCTAAATCGGCAGCCGTAACGGTTCCGGCACTCGTGATCCCTTCGGTGATGGTCAAAAGGCTAGAAGATGACCGGGCAACGGTTTTGAGGCATTCCATTATTTTCTGGACCGCATCAGATCCGGGTACTCTGTAACCGGGCATTATTTGACCTCTTTCTTTTCAGCCGACTTTTTGACAGGTTTTTCAAGTTTAACTTCAGGAGCCCCGATCAGCTCTGGTTCTGGTTCAGAAACCAACGCCGGGATATCGGGGTGATCGATGAATCGGTGATCCCACAGTTGGGTCATCCGGCGGGTATTGACCGCCAATTGTCTCCAGGGGAAATCTTGCCCGATCCCCATCGGGTGCCCGTTGGCCGTAAAGGCCTTGCGGACCACGAATGTTTTCTTTAAATCAAAATCTATTCTGGCGCGAGGGCGCATAAGACCTCCAAGGGGGAGAAGCGGGGAACAGAGTTCCCCGCTTGCTTTAAGCCACGATACTGGTAAAGAAATATCCCAGGTTTGCAGAAATGAGTTTTTGATCAAAAGCCATTTCACCTTCAACGCGGTCAGAGGCTTCTTTCTCAATTCTGAATTTTTTAATCCGAAGCCCATTAGAACCGGCGCCGAACATACCCTTCCAGGAGAAGGTATAACCACCACTGGGGGTCATCAGGCCCGGACGAGGGGCGCTGTAGACCAAGAGGGCAGTTTTGCCGGTGATGAAGGCATGACTGTTGGTCACGGTTTCAGCCGCCGAGTTGTAGATCGCCGAACCGACAAGGATTTCGTCAAGTTCAAGGATCTGGGCAACAGCTTCCTTGGAGACCATTGCGGGTCTTCCGGCGGTTTGGCCGTATTTGACCCGATCGATGATGTCGGGGTGATCAACCAATTTGTCCCAGACTTCTTGACCGAGCACCAATTTATTAGGGCGGAATCCGGTGGATTTGTGAACCACAGTCGCTCCCGCCCGAACGTCACTCAAGGGATCGGAGTTAGTGTAGTCACTCCACTGGTAGAGTTGACCAGTCGTCGGGGAAGCGGCACCGGTTTTGTCAGTCGTCCAGACGGAAGTCGTCATGAAAGAAGAGACGAATTTGGCTTCCTTCCTGATCAGCAATTTGGTCGTGACAAACTCAGTAGCTTCCATGTCGAGGTTCAACGGCACATCAGCGTTAGCGCGGATCTGATCCGGCACGTCTTTGTGCCAAGCCCAGACGTTGGCGAAATAGCTGGGGGTATTGTCGATCCGGTAATCACCTCCGGCAGATTCAGCCCCAGGGGCCCGTACACGAGCTTCATCCCGGTTGAAATCCCCACGGTCGTATGTGAAAAAACGATCGGATTGTTTGTCTACAGGGATATTAGGGAAGACCTTATCGGCGATAAAGGCATCCTGGTTTTGCAAAAACGCGACACTGATCATTGTCAGCGGGGCGTTTACGTGGACATCTGATGCGGTAGGGTTCATTCCCTAAATCTCCTCTTACTTCTAATTACGCGGTGGCGGATGCGGCTTTGGCGCGGGGGTGGAACAAGATGGCGATCACGTTACCGCTTGCGCCAGTCTCCAGAGCCTCACCGAGGATCACGTCATTGGTCGCACAAGCGACCGCTTGACCATTAGTGTCACTCGCGACGGGGTTACCTTTAGTGATCGTGCCCGCGCAGGAGACCTTGGTGATTCCGCCGACACAAACCGAGGCCGCCCGACCGGCAGCCGCAGGAGTGTTTTGCAAAACCCCAATAGCGAATAGGCCATCACCGGCGGGATCGACTTGACCGTCAGACGAGACGTCAACAAAGTAATATTGCTTGGCTGACAGATCTGCACCCGCTTCAAAGTCAACGATTTGCATATTTTGCGAAAAAGACATTCTCTTACTCTCTCCTCAGCTCTTAAACGACAGGATTCAATTTGTCGTAAAGTTTCACACCCTCATCTGAAAACAGCGCTTTCGTGTAAGCTTGCTCAAAAGTTAGGCTTGGGTTTTTATCAACAATTTCTTTCGCCATAGCGGTTAGGCGGTCCTGAGGGGCTTTTTTCTCAACAGAAGCCTTGCCGACTTCCTTAAAGGCAGAACCCAGGGACTCATTGGCGGATTTCAAAACCTGAAGGGCGTATTCTTTATTATCGCCATCGAGGCCAGCCAAGGCTTTCAACAGTTGAGCCTTTTGGACTTCATCCCCAGGGAGGTTGGGGATTTCGGCATTTGCCTGTTTGGCAAATGCATTCAATTCCAGGACTTCCTGTTGGGACTTCAGGGTTTTGGCCATTTCAAGATTTTGTTTCACAACAGCTTCAAGCTGTTTCTGAATGGTTTCCGAAAGCCCCTCTTTGGCAACTTCAGCGGCCTTGGCCTCAGCGGCCTCCTTGTCGGCGATCGCTTTAGCGACTTCCTGGGCGGCATCGGCTTGAGATTTGGCGAGTTTGTCCTCAGCGGTTTTTTGATCCGCCTGGGCCTGCTCAAGAGCTTTTTGCATTTCTTCCAAGGTCATTTTAGGGACTCCCTCATTAAATTCTGCATCTGTTTTAATTTCAGATTCCTCGATCATAGCATCCGAATCACACGATCCGTTTTTTGTCAACAGCATGTTGGCAAATTGATTTGCTCCAATGGTGACATTTGATACTTCAGTGAGGATCAGCTTGTGACATTTCTTTTTAGCTTTCATCTAATTTTTCCCATACGGCATTGCCGCCTATTGAAAACATTTTGAGGTTGCCATCCTTGATGGATTTCCAAACCTCTGAATCGTCAATCTTCACACCAATCAGCCAGCCGACCTTTTTTAGATCAATCCCTAAAACCTTCTGAAGCTCTTTAGTGAACATCATCGATTCAACAATGGTTCCGGTGGATTCACCGACGTGCATTGTTTTATTGGATCTGGAGTCCTGCATGAATTCCACAACCGCATCAGCCAAAACGTCTTCCGGGATGATGTCACCATGTTGGTCGATGACTTCTTTCCCGTCTTTCTCCACCACAGAGGCCCACCCATAGACGAGCTGTTTGTCAGTAGCGCCGGTCTTGATGATCTCCCCCTCCATCTTGAGGGTATCGGCCCAGTCGGTCCGGTAGGGCATCACTTCTTCCGCCTCGAAGGAAAGCTCAAAAGTCGGGAGCTTTACTTTAGAAAGATCAAAATTAAGTCCCACATTATAAGAGACCGTCACATGTGGCTCCCGGTATTCCGCCCAATCGAAATCCATCCCGAGGGCAATTGCCTTCGTGTTTTGTTCATCTACCTCATGGCAGGGGAAGCTCAAAACCAAGGCCTCACGGTTTGGCCCAACGAACTTCAGAGAGTAAGGGGGGTATTCGTCATTTAACCCAATCTGTACCCGGATAGGGTTAACGAGCGGTTCATACCCGGCAAAACCATCAGGGGACCTGATGACGGTACAGTGAAGGAGTTCAGCCGGGACCGGGTTGGGGATCTTATTCTCTTCCGCCCATCTGGAAAGATTCACCTCAGTGGTGGCGTCGGGTTTCATCCATGAATAGATGCCGGCCGATTCCTTCCAGGTCCGTTCAGGAGATAAAAAACCCTGCTTCTCGACGGCGATCCAAGCGGCAAAGGATCGGTGGATCTCCCCCTGGTTGGGGGCAGCCAGGTAAGCCTTGTAGAAGGCTTCACGGGCTGGCATGTTGGGGATTTGGTTAAAGTCCATCAGTCACTCAAATAATCAATTTTGTAAAATACCGTACAGCGGCATTGCACCGTCAGGGCCGCAGGGGCACGGGGATCGCCCGGATATTGGATCAGATATCCCCCAGGGGCCTTGAAGGGTTCCCGGAGCCCCACCCCGTCGGGGTTCAGAGCCGGAATCCCCCCATGGGCATGCGCGGGTCTGGTTTTCCCATCTTTAGTATAAATCCACAAACGGCGGATCCGCTTTTCCTCAACCTGGCCCTTCTCTGCCATATCTTCCCAGAGGGCCTGGCCGGACATGCTGAGGGATCGGATCGATTCCGTGCGGGCGATGACTTCAGATCTGTACTTCAGATACCGGTCCCGATACCGGGCCGTCATTCGGTCAATCTGTTCACCCTTCAGGGCCTTATCTTTTAAATTCAGAATCGTCCGATCAAACCGTTTATCCCGAAGCGCTCTGTTAAGCGCTTCGGATGGCTTGTTGATCAATGCCTGCCGGTAGTTCGATACTGCCCGATCCTGTGATGCCGTCAGGCCAATGTGATTTTTTATCTCCCTGGCGGTCTCGATGGGGTTGATCCCACCCTGGAGGGAGCGGGATACAATCTGCTCAATCGTGGTTCGGGTTTCATCCGTCAGGCCACGGATCAGGGACCTCTTATACTGATCCAGCACCCCGGTCAGTTTTGGGTTTGCCTGATCGAAATAAACATGGGTGTCGACCCGAACGCCCTGCCCGAATGGATCCCGCGCTTGCGGGAGCGCCGGAACTTCTGCCGCGATAGCCTTCCCGGAAGTAACAAAGCTTTCACTTATCTGCTCCCCAAAGGGCTGAAAGGCGGCTGAAATGTTGGTTTCACTGATCTCCCCCAGTAGGAGATCCACTCGGCCCCGGCTGAGGAGATCCGTTATCTCAGTTTCCGGGATGACGGCTTGAAGGCGATCGAGGGAAAGCAAAAATGAGGCCGCCAGTGCTTTCTCATTTGCCGATTGAACGGTCTGGAGGTTCTGGCTTTGGTCCATTTTGTTCCCCTTGTTGTAGCGCTGGAGGTGTCATCTGGTCCCGATAGGTCATGATGTCTTCCGGTTGAATCTCCTCGGGGAGATCCGCCGCCTGGCGGAGAACCTTTTCAGTCTCGATGTCACCGCCAAAGACCATCCCGGCGGAAGCGAGCTTAGAGACGTAATCACCGAGTTCAACCAAATCTTGAGGGGCAATCTGTCCCGGGGTGAAGATCGGCAAAAAGATCGGATCAAACCCATTGATCCTCCACAACTTCGGCAGGAGATCGCGGTTAATGGTGTCGGCAATCCCCTTGACCATGCCCTCAATGGCCTTAATGAAAAGCTGAGTCTTTGATTTCGAGAGCGCAAAGGACCCCGCGTCAGTTGAGCCAAGCATGATAAAGTCAGCTAAAAAGGTTGTCGCGATCGCGCGATTGTACCGGAGGATAGTGTCATTAGTGTTAATCGCCCGTGAGCCGCCAGAGGTGATAAGGCTGACGTCAACCATTGGGGTGCTGCTCAAACTCCCATCTTCATTGGACCACAGATCGGAGGGGATCACGATCCCGCCTTGCTCGTTAAACTTCATGTCCCGAGCCATCTTTTTATAAAGCGCCAAGGCGGCGGAATTGATCGGATTGGTGATGATCTCCGACGGGATGCGGATAACCGGCAAGCCAGCCAGATCCCGCTCAATCCCGATTGCCTCGGTCCATTCAATATTCTTTTTAAAGTACCAAGGCCGGTAGCAGTTTCTCAGAAGGGATCGGCCTTCTGGGTTGTCCTTACGGGACGTGGTGCGGAACAGGATAGCCTTCTCCATGGGGATATAGATATTAGGGGCGCCATTGGGGTCTTGTTGATAAAATCCCAAGATATCCCCATTGGGTGCCCGTTCCCATCGGTCGATACTTTCTTGACCCCGAGGGGCGAGTTTGTGGAGGCCGATCCGGCCATCTGAATAATTGCTCGCCGCCATCCCGGCAGCAGGGCTTAACCCGTCCCGGCGCTTATAGACGGTTTCAAAGACCGAAAATCCAAAAACATTCTGAGTCAAGACCTCTGCCAAGAATTCACTCAAAGGTTGGTCCATATCGGATAAACACTCATCGGTGAACTCCGCATATTCGCCCGACGTGTCGGCCCCGCTGGGGCTAGACTTCCAATCGATGGCCTGAATGAGCCGCTCAATTCCGTTCAGGACGGCGCCGATGACGTCATCGTTATCAGCCATCTCACGATAAGTCTTTCGGCCACGGTCGCCCTGAAGTTCTGGGACAAATTCCTCCCAGATATACCCATTGGCGATCCTCAGACCCGTAACGCCCATTTGGGCCGTCGGGTCAATCGGAGGGGTTGCCTCGACCGGTTGGGCTGGCTTTGGTTTAAAGAAAGACATAATATCCATGAATCTATTCTATCTCGCGTATGGGTTGTAATGGGTCAGACCACTCTGGAGATCATTGTCCCGAAGCGCCCTAGGGGCCTGCTGTTCATTCCCGGTCGTGATAGGGCCACAGGTGATCGCTTTTGGCTGACGGGACCATTTCATGATACGGCTCAAATATTGCGACATCGCGTCAACGTCATCATCATGAGTCACGTTGGGGAAATTGCACCAGTTCGCCACCGTGGCCTTTACCCATGGCTTGTTCCTGGGGACAAAGACCTTTCCGGCCTCAAAGTACGTTGAGACAAAATTGACCCGTTCGGTCTTGCTCATCCCCATGTTCTTGCCGGGCATCATGGCGATCACCGGGATGGCGGAATCGGCCCGCATGTCCTGAATGAGCTGTTGCCCTGAGGCCTTATCCTCAATGAGGGCCTCCAGGGCGGGGTATTGTCTCCATTGGTCCCTGAAGGTCTTCTTAAGCTCCGGGTATGGCATCTTACGCTTAACCTGCTCAACCAGATAATGCCCATTGTCGCACTCGGCCCAGAGCTGACCGACTGAATAGTCATTCTCCTGTTTTTCCTTGATCGCGGTGTCCCAGGACCACCGGAAAGCCTTCACGGGCGGAAGCTCATCCCAGTATTGGATCCATTCCGGTAAGAGGATACCCTTGCCGGGGCTGACATTCCAGTTTCCCCCCAGGAGTTGCTCTCGGTCGATTCTCGGCAGGGCCATCAGGTTAGCGAGATAGCCGGGATCTTTTTCCATCAGGATCTTATTGTCATAAATGGAGGCCGCGATAAAGGTGAAGGACTTGGGAAGCGTTGGAAGTTCTGGGGTTGAGGGATACTTTTCCAAAAGTTCTTCAGCAGTGTCGCCCCAGAGGAATTCGTCTTCTCTGACGATGAACCACCGGATTTTACCCGACCGCTCTGGAATCGGCAGGCCATCTTCGCCGATCCACCAATCAATCAACTCCCTGACAAATGAATCCGAATCAGGGTTGCAGGTGGCCCGGATGTAAGGTTTGACCCCACAGGTGGAGCGATTCCGAGAAAACATATAGAAGAATTGCCCCCGGGTGAAGTGGGTCAACTCATCGAAACCCATCATGGGCAGCTCAGACCCCTGATAGGACAGCTTGTCCTTCTCGTGCTCCATATGGGCGAAGGTCACGCTTGCCCCGCTGGGGAAAGTCCACTGAAGCTTGGAGATCAAGGGCTTCCCGCCCAGTTGGGGAAACATGGCTTGGCTCTGATCCCAGAGTGAACCTTGTTTTTTGATCTGTGGAGAGGTCCTGCGGAATATGACAGCGCCGAAGTTGGGGTTATCGGTGTTGCGAAATGACTCAGCGAGAAGGCTCCAGGATTTTCCACCCCCCGCCGCCCCGCCATAAATGGCTACGTCAGCGGATGTTGACAAGAATAACTCCTGCGGGCCTGGCTGAGGGGACATCTCTATAGTCAAAATAGCCTCACTTGTTGAGCCTCTGAGATAAGGTTTTTCCAGCTTTAGGCTTCTGTTGTTCAAAAACGCTCGATAGTTCCAAGAATTCCTTCAACCCCGGCAAGGTCTTAGCGGGCTCTTCCAGAGCCTTACAGAATTTTTCCCACGCCTCTGCGTCTAACCTTGCCTCGCTCACAATACCCTCAGATGGCTTTCTTTTTTTTTGTAAAAATCACAATTCCTGACCCCGAAGGCATCGTCAATAAAGACCACCTGGGTCACTAGGGCCTCCAGGAGGGGGCAGAGAGGCTCCTCCTCTGTTCTTTTTCCGCCATTCGTGCAGGTCCCGCACTGGTCATCTTTTTCGATACAGATTTGGCCATTATCGCCCAAAAACATCAGCCCCTCCAGCGGTTACCAGAAATGAAAAATATAGTCGTCGCCCCCGAGGGGTACATCCCGACATGAGCTTTGGCCCAAGTACTATAGCCCATGTTATACCCGAGATTGTATTGACTTGACGTCCCGGCCTGGATGGCTCGGTTCTTCTTTCCTGGTCCGTGGCCGTGGCCCCCTGAGGCGGCCCTGCCGGTCTTGGCCATCCCGGCCAGACTCCCCCGGGAACCATTGACGCCCTTGTCGAAGTGTTGGTTAAAATCCACCCCAAGGATTTCTACTTTTTCAGATCTGTCATGAAAGATGACACTTTCGGGATTTCGGATTCGTGATTCCATATAAAGCTTCAGCGGATGGGGGATAGAGATCTCCATTCCCCGGCAGGTGATCCCCTGGAGGACTTGAAGATTTAGCTCGTGATAGATCAGGGCATTCTCGGGATCCTGCCTGATATCGGCTTCTTTGAGCCACCGCTGAAGGGCGTCATTGTGGTTTGAGGGGACGATGTGGTAAATCGTATCGGGTCGATTCAGGCAATCAGAAAAGAAGTCCACCAGCCGGGTAAGCTCATCATCGACTGAATTTAGCCCCCAGTGGTGCTTGGCGAAGTTCAGATGAACATCCCCCCGGTGGTGGTGATTGGCTGAGAAGAAGTCCAAGACGTCATGATGGAATTCATGCTCGGGGTTCAGGACCTCAGTGATGGATCCCGCCCCCCAGGTGGCGGCCTTCACGCCTGGATCGATAAAGTCCAAATGGGTATCCCCGCAACTTAACGCCTTGAGGCGATGCTGCCCAGTAGTGCCATCAGGAGAATAGTAGCTATCAAGATCGTAGAATCCCCCATGGGGGTCGGCCTCAATATTCCTTAACCAGAAGTCTTCTCCATCTCGCTCCACCACCACGGCCCCACAGGCATGGCGGGCTGTGGCCTTCATGCCTGCGACTGATTCACTGTAGCGGGATTCCGTCACGGCGCCGGTGGTCATGAAGATCCGGGGGTTGTCCCCGACAGGGCGGGCGGCGGTTTTAGTCTCGATCGTGGGGTGGCCGATGACAAAGCTCCTCTGGGGGTCCAGGATATCCAGACCCGCCAGGGGGCTGGCGGCGGTGGCCTGGATGAAGGAATTGCCCATGATAGTCAACAAACCATTCACCTCGAATGAGTCAAGATGGATGTCATCCCGGAGTTCTCTGGCCCACCAGGTGGCTCCATCCTGCTTGGCCAAGTAGGCGGAAACGTTCTTATACCGGATGGGGATCACGAGGAGCTTTGCCCCCCGGTGCTGGCAGTATTGGCGCAAGCTGGCCAGAAATGGCTCATTAATGGCGGTATTGTTAATCGCGCAAGTGACGATGAAGATTGATTTTTCATTATTGACAATGGGGGTCTGGACGCCCGGGGAGCTGAGTCGGGTTTTCTTCTTTATATTTAATTCTGAAATCCAATCGAAAAAAGTAGACTTTGCGACGCCGAGGAGCTTGGCGGCCTTTCTGACAGACCCGGCTCTCTCTAGAGCCTCGATGATTTCGCCAGTAGGAGGTTTAGCCGTTTTTGGACTTGACATTTAAAATCCTCATGCTACCCATGGCACAATAGTATCATTTTAAAAACAAACGATCAAAGGATTGACAAATATAGAATGTGATGTAAGATATATTTAACTGAACGGTTGGTGGGCTGATTAATACCAGTAAGCCAATCAGTAAATCCTGCTCTTGAGTCGAAAAGGGATCGCCCCGTGCCTTCAGGGGGTATCGTTTCTGAAGGCGCCAGTCTTGGCTGATTGACTCTCGCGCCGGTTTACGCCGGAATCTGATGAAAGAAGCCGAAGTCCCTTGGCTAGGGGGACTTGATACCCTAGCCACCTTTTACTTTGGCGTCTGGACCTTGTAACTCCCGACAAGAGTAAATGCCGGCTTTTCTTTATTCTTCATACCTTGTCCCCCGGCAGGACCGACAGACTATCCAGATCTCCATCCCGGCGGGCCAGTGCTGAAGCTCCCAGGCCGACAGGAGATCAGCCGGGACACACAAGACCTCAAGGATCTTGCCCCGCCCACCGCAGTCCTGACACCGTCTGGCCTCAACGTTTTTTCGCATCCTTCTTGGCCTTCTGGTTTGCAACTTTTGCCGCCTTCTTGGCTTTATTGATCGCCTCAGTCCCGTTCGCCTTATAGGCCTTACACTTCTCCTTGTTCCGGCCCTTTTTCGCATTGCCCGCCATTGTTGGATCTCCCATTGTCGGGCAGATACAGGGTTACCCTGGTGGCCCCGTCTCCGCCGGTTTCTGTCACTTCATGTTTTTCAGACCAGTTAGCCCGGTTCTTCATGTTGAGTTCCCAAACCTTGGTGTTGAAATTTTTGATCTTGCCAAACATGGCATTCATCCCGGCGTTCTCCATCATTAGAAGATACTCTGCTTCCCCGAACTCTTTTGCCTCGGCGAATTCGGGGACAATTTTCAACCAATTGTGCATTGTCGCCATCTTGACGCGAATCACAGCGGCGAAGGATGAGAAAGATTTACCTTTCTTCATATGCTCAATGAGCTGTTCCGCATATTCGCGCCTGTAAGTATATGGCTTCGTGGGTGGCATTTTGCCTCCTAGAGAAACGCGGGCCTAAACCCGCGAGGAACAACAGTGGAAAGGAAAGGACACAATTCTATTATAAATCCTCGCTGACACTCTGCCAGCCTTCATCCCAAGCCCGATGCTCACTGCTAGCCTCCGGGTAGGGGTTCCAAACCCTTTGGGCGTTATGTTCGCTTCGGCTGACATAACCTTCCCGGTGGGCTTTGGCGATCGGGTCGGGGCCGGTGGCCTTGATCTCAGGAGTCTCTTCACCCATGAGCATTTTTTCAAACCCCACCATGGAAACCTGAAAGTCGCCATCATCTCTCATCTGGTCCAGGAGGGTGATGATGATGTCTGTGGCGTACATGGTTTTGGGCATTTTTTCAAGATCGGGTTTCATCATCCATCCTTTCGGGGCCGACTCATTATAGAGTCAGCTAAAATACTAACATCCTTTTGCATCTCGACCAAGTGCGTCGATAGCTTAATCGCCTGCTTGGTGTGGGGGCCGATCTGTTCCTCAAGCTCCCTTATTCGGATCAATAGAGCCCCCAGGCGAGACGTCAAAGCCACTAACCAAATAATGACAATCCACTCAAACACTCAAGGCCTCCTTCCGGCCCAGGAGGTTATAACATTCTTCCCGCTCGGTTCCTTGGGGCCACGGAGACAGCTTCCTGAAAGATTGGCCTTTCTTGATATTGTAAACCGTTGATGCCGATATCCCGGTTAATTTTGCAATTGTCTTATGATCGGAAGTAACTTCCAGAAGCGTCTTGACATTTCGGGCGAGATTCTCATCCAGGCGTTTTTCGATAAAACTGCGTTCCCGATGGGGAGCATTAGTGCATTTTTGCGGTTTCATCCCAACCCTGTAGAGTGTTCCGCCATACCGGCGATCCTCTTTAATGTAATTGACAAAATCAATGCGACATTGCCCTATTGGGGGAATGGTGTAAATCTTGGCCCCATTCTGGCTAACTGAAGTCACCCCAGGGCAGATCTTCCAAAAGAATTTACTGAAAGGAGTCTGACCGATTGGTGAAGTGATCCCAGTTTGGGACTTGTGGGCATAATCAGCATACAGGTTTTGAAAGGATACTTTAGAGCCGAAAATAGGATCCAAGTCATTGTTCAATAATGATTCCCACCATGATTTTACGCCAGAATAAGTTAAGGTGATGTCTGATAATGCCCCAGATGTGCAATTTATTTTCATAAGAGGCGCTGTAATCTTCCTATTCTCAAGGGACTCCTCAAGGCCTTGAAAGATTTGACTCTTGAGGGCTTCCTGAATCCGATCTTTTTCGCTGCTCATGCGATCATCGAGATACGATGAATATTTTTCAAATTTTTCATTTATTTTTGCGTCAATCTTTTTGTCAATTGCTTCCCAGATTTTATCCCATGGAAAGATCATTCATTTTCTCCTTCAACTGTTCTGCTCTCTGCTTTAATTTCTCTAGTGCGGGGCCGGAGGCCAGCATGGCATCACCTGAAAGTCGGCCTTCCTCACGGGCCTCCAGGATATCGCAATAGGTCTCCCGCAAGAGACGTAAATATTCATTATCGTTCATTTGTCCAGTATTGCACATATGGGAATGTTATGCAACAATAGCGGCAATGGTAAGTTTGGGAGTAAAAATGAAAAACCACGCGGAAATTTATCAAGCACTTTTGGATGGAAAAAAATTGACGTTCTCTCAAAAATCCTACGTCTGGCTCGAAGACGGAACCCTTGTCAATCAGGCCGGCAACTGCCCAGAGAGCAACTTTTTATTCCCGGAAGACTGGGAAATCTACAAAGAGCCCAAAAAGAGCCTGACTTATGAGGAAGCGATTGCTTGCCGAAAGGTGAGGATCGTGTGGCCGAATGGGTGTGGGCAGGTTGTGGACCGCAATTCTGGAATGGATTGGGCGCTGACTCGCTTTGACCTTGCCGAGCGCCGTGGGTATTTGATGGAGGAGGAGGTGGAGTGATAATCTGTGATTTTTGCTTTAAATCGCAGTACGCAGTCAAACTGCTTATAGCAGGGCCAAATGTGATGATTTGCAATGCATGTGTGGATATTTGCAATGAAGTTGTGGCGGAACACGCCAAGGAAGGGACGAAAACCAATGACTGACAAGATGACGCCGGAAGAAGATTATCAACATTGGCTTGAAAGTCTGTCTGGTTCAGATCTTCATGAGGACTGCTATTTTGTGACAAGTGACGAGATTTTGGAGCTAGATACAATCATCGTCAATGAACGCGCCCAGGCCGTGGAGGAGTATCGACAAGATCTAATCCGTCGTGGCATTAGTGCGCTAGAGGACACAGATCGCAATCCTGCAATGATCCTCGTACTAGAGATCTATCGCGCCTTTGGCTGGCAAGGTGGCACAATCCATCAAGTGATCGCCGAGATAAAAAGGCTTCGTGAGGTGGGAAAAGGCCACCAGTGGCAGCCGATTGAGACCGCGCCGAAAGATACCAGCCAATATATACTTGCCTCCAGAACAACCGGAAGAGCATACTGGATTGTGTTTTGGCACCCAATGAAGGACGGCTGGTTTATCCCTGGGGCAAATACAAGCGTTTGTCCCACCCACTGGATGCCGCTGCCAGAGCCGCCACAGAGTCAGATGAAGGAGGGGATCTAATGCCTTTTTACGAGTTACCCGGCCCAAAGGTTGTTGAAAAGTACACTGAATATCTTCGTATAGCAAAGGCAGACCCAAATGGTGAATGGAATTCAAATGAATATTGGATGAGTTGTGGCTTTAAGGCCGCCTGCACAATGTTTTTTGGCACTGTGTACGCTGGCTCTCTTATAATGCAGTCCGATAGTTTGCTTGAGGAGGAGACAGCCCAGGCCGTCCAGACCTTCCCTGAGGCCTACGAGGGCGCCAAGGCCAGACAGCCACTAGTGGGCGAGATTCTGCAACTTTCCCCGATTCCGGGAAAGTTGGATGTGCCACGCTTCTCCAGCACAGATGAGCCGGGGGTGTAGGCGGATGAAGGTACTTGTTGGCTGCGAATTCAGTGGGATTGTGCGGGACGCCTTTCTGATGGCTGGTCACGAGGCTGTATCCTGCGACCTTCTTCCCACGGAAAGCCCAGGGCCTCACATTCAAGGTAATATTCTGGATCATTTGGATGACGGGTGGGACCTAGGCATTTTCCACCCGCCTTGCACCTACTTATCGAATAGCGGGGTCCGCTGGCTGCATTCCGACCCGAAGCGGTGGGAACTTATGGCCGATGCGGCTCATTTTTTCAACACGATCTTGTCCGCTAATATCCCCTCGATCTGTGTCGAAAACCCGATCCAACATAAATACGCGCGGGCGCTTATCCCATTGTATCAACAGATCATACACCCGTGGCAGTACGGACACCCGGAATCAAAGACGACTTGTCTTTGGCTTAAGAACCTACACCCCTTAGTGACAACAAGAATCATGGAGGAGCGGGAACAAAGGCTTTGGAAGCTGCCGCCCAGCCTAACCCGCTGGAAGAAGCGCAGTGTTACTTATGCCGGAATCGCTCAGGCGATGGCAGAGCAATGGAGCAAGTATGCATAATAATAAATTTTTACAACGGGCAATGCCGCAAAAATTGATTGAACAGAAGGAGGACCCCCAACCGTGACCAAATTTAGCGCCCACCTGGATCGCGTATCAGCCATTGTGGACAAGTGGCCCGAATGGAAACGTAATATTTTTGGAGGAAACGAGAAAAATGACACATTTATTTTGGGAATCCTATGAGTCCGAAATAAGCCCTGAAGGCTATCGTATTGTGCAACTGGAGGGCGAGGTTGAGCGGCTGAAGGAAAGCGTAAAGTGGTATGACAGCCATTTAAGCGCCGTCAATGTGGTTTTTTTATCCAAAAGGGGGCGGGTAGTTGCGTCTATTTTCTGAGATGCTGGTACACCCTCGTCCAGGCCTACTGGGACGTCAGGCAGGGACACGAGCGGGCAAAGCTTTGGCAACGTATTGGTAAGGATTTGAAGGAAAAGAACAAAAATGCTGACAAATGAGGAATTAAATGCGATTCACAAGCGCTACCCGTTTAATCAGGATGGGGATATCTGGCATTTGCTGGCCCACATCACCGAGCAGCAGGAGGCCATTGAGAAGCTGCGGGAGGCGCTGAAGTGGTACGACTTTAAAGACATTCCGGGCAAAGAGAGCTATGATCAGTGGAAAAATAGGACTAAAGTCAAAGCGGGAGAGATTGCGGAAACGGCCCTCGCCACCCCCATCGCCCAAAAGGCCCAAGCGGAGGCGAGGGTGCTGGAAGCGGCGAAGGGGATGGTGGCGGAGATGGAAAGACGCGGGATTGACACGCACGGGGAGAGTTTCAATCCTCTTTATCGGCATATTGTTGATGCCGTCGAAGCCCTCCGGGCGCTGGAAGGGGGCGGTAGATGCTTTGGATAAATCAGATTTTTTGTAAGCACAAATGGGAATACAGGGGTGAATGGAAAAACTTCTTCGGGGCCACAGCAACACGATACCAATGCAAACATTGCAAAAAAATCATTCACGAGGAGGGATAGAAATGCTGTTGAGACTCCTTAAATTCTTGATTGGCTGGGAACCTTGCCGACATCAATATGAAAAGGTGGCAAATGTTTTTGAGGATGGTGATTACACCCTTCCCATACATATCAAATATCGCTGTGTCCATTGTTGCAAAGTCAAAAAAGTTTAGGGAAGGATTAAAAAATGCTGACAAATGAGGAATTGCAGGCGATAGCCGAGCTTGAGGAAAGAGCCACTAAAGGGCCTTGGTTTATAAAAACCGACTCCTGTGATTGTGGAGACGGCTATGGATGCTCTCACAGGGCGTGGGGCTATGAGCTTTATCGTGTAGATCCAGAACCAGATCCCGAATGGGGAGACATGGAAACAAAAGCCCGCCAATGCCTTTCCGGTCTATATCAGCGTCCGGTTGCTGAAGATATTATAATAAGCGTTGATGATGGTGAATTCTGTGCCACCGCCCGCACAAACATCCCCGCGCTCCTGGCCCACATCACCGAGCAGGCGGAGACCATTGGGAAGCTGAGGGACGTAATCAGAAAATCTACCACCTATCGATACCAGACGTGTGATGGCACTTGGTGTACAGGGTGCTGGAAAGACTTGGCACGCGATACCCTCGCCGAAACAGCCGCGTTTGAGACCAACAATGTTTAAAAAAGCTAAAATAGATCTCAACACTTATCTGATCGCTGATCTCCATCTCGGCCATAAGGGAATTATCAAATTTTCCAGAACTGAATTCGAGACCCTCGACCAGCACCACGCGGCCATTGTTGAGAGATGGAACTCAGTCGTTTGCCCCAATGACAAAATACTGATCCTGGGCGATCTAGCGTTTACGATCCCTGAGCTTGAAATCCTCCATGACCTGAAAGGGAGCAAGATCCTCGTCATGGGGAACCATGACCTTAACAGCGCCTCCAGGTATTTGAAGTATGTCGATGACATCGGAGGCGCAGTCAACTGCACCATAGGGGATAAACGGCTGATCTTCACCCATATCCCGATTCACCCAAATTGCATGCGATGGGATCTCAATATTCACGGCCACCTCCATGGGGGGCAGATTTTGGATCATACGCAAGTGGACAAGCCAAGGGATTTGCGATATTATTGCGTAAGTTGGGAGATCCTAAACGGATATCCCGTGAAGTTAGGAACAGTACTGGAAAGGATTGATAATGAAAATCACCATCCCGGCGGAATTAATCCCCAAGAGCATTGAAATTCAATGCAACCCGGATGGGTCCCTCTCTCCACTGGTGACAATAAGATTTGCCATCTCGCCACAACGGGAAGGCGTCTCTGGGAGAGAAAGTATCTACACTTATTCAAATTTCATTTCTGCCGCCCTGGTGGGGAGGCTCGTTGAAGAAATCACCCAAGGGGTTGAGGAGAAGCTCATAAAAGATCTTTCAGAAGACCTGGGGGAGGAATGAGCCATCCTGAGCCGAGAATCAATATAGCGCCCCTCAGGGATGCCGGTTATACCTTTATTTTGCGCCAGAGCAACACGGATGGACACTGGAAGTATAAAAACGGCCCCCTGATGAGTACTGCCAATGCCCTGAAGGACCTAGAGAAGAGGAAAATTGCTATCCATAGCCGCAAAGTTATGAAGCGACCCGCCTGGGAGGGGATTTAACCAGCAGGGAGGATAATGGAGGAAGCAATGTCGTTTTCCCGAGGTAACCATGGTCAGCGCCATTTATGTCTTCACCGGTGATCGGACCACCTATGTCTACCTCCCCCAGAGGGGGCTGCCCAACGGGGCTGCGTTGGCGGAATGGGTTTTCAGATACCTACATGAATATTACTATTTATTTACTTTATAGATCCATGGTGGATAACATGGAGGGTTAGGGATTATTGACACCAGGTGGAATTTTAGATAAAATTACGTAATATCAGCAGAAGGAAACAGCAGTGAATTATAAAGAATTTATCACCCTGGCCAGTCAGGGGAAAAAGCTCCGAGATAAAACTTGGGGTAAGGAACTGTGGATCCAGATGAGGGATGATGGGACTTTTATCAGCTCGGACGGTCGGGCAATGCACTATCAGGCTGGGGCAGACGTTTCTGAATTTGAGATCTTTATCGAGCCCGTGACCTTTGAGGCATGTCTGGCTGCGCAAAGTGTCAATATTATATTTCCCGGCGGAAACGGATCTTCTGATGATAGCTATACTCAATCAGGCGGTTGGACCCTCCAGGAGCTTTCAGTTTTTGATCTCGCCATCCGGTATGGTTGGGAAATCGAACTCTCATGATCGCCATCCCCGACATTCATGGCCGCTATGATCGCCTTCAGGCCATTCTGAAACTGTTAAAAGAGGCCGGAAAGGCCGATCCCAAAAATATGATCTTCCTCGGGGATTATGTAGACCGAGGCCCGGAGTCGGCCCAAGTGGTCTCGACCCTGCGGGAGTTTCAGCGCCAAGGGGCTATTGTCCTTAAGGGCAATCATGAGGGGCTGATGTGTGATGCGGTTTTAAAGGGCCACTTTGAAGCAACTTCCCTTTGGGAGATGAACGGCGGGGGTGAGACAAGGCGATCCTATCATGCGACCTATCAGGACCCCAGCGCAGCCCTGAGG